CAGTGGACCATGCGCGGCACCAGGCCAAGGCACGAATCCGCCTACGACCCGCTGCGGTATTAAAGCCGTGACCCAATCCGTTCGCATCCTGCACCGGCCCAGCCACGCCGCGCCGCCGAAGGACGTGCGGGAGGCCCTGAAGGAAGACATGATGGCCCTCCTAACGATCTCGCAGCACGTCGAATCTGCGGTCACGGTCGACTACGATCCGCTGTCCTTCGAGAACATCTACGACGCCCGCGGCGACGCCGGCCGCATGGACTGCATGGGAGCGGCACCGCCCGCCCAGGCGACGGGCTACAGGCGCGGCGGCCGCGGCTGGTATCGATCCTGAAGGCGACGAGCATGGACCGCGGGACCCTGTCCGTCATCGCCGCGCTCGGGGCGCTGCTCAACGGCGGCCTCTACATCGTGCTGGTATTCATCGCCGCACTCCTGATGCACCGGGCGGGGGCGGCCGAGCTTGCCATCGCCGCTGCCGGTTTCGTTTATCTGAACTGCGCCGCAGACCTGGCGCTGCGACGACAGCTCGCGGCATTCTTCAGCCTAGTGGCGATCGTCTGCGCGGTCGCCGCCGGACTGGCCCTCCTGCGGTAGCTCCACGTGCCCAGTCCTGCGCCGCTCGACACCACCATCTGGGGTCTCACGAAATGCGGCCGCGAGACATTGCGCCACCTGTTCCTGCACGGCCCGACATGGGACCTCAACCTGCCGTCGAAGCAGGGCAGCGACGAGCTGGTCATAGCGGGCTACGCGCGGCGCTGGGCGCACTGGTGCTGGCTCACCGACGCGGGCGTCGAATACGCCATCACCCGGCTTTGCTTGGACGAGGAGAAAGCCAGGCTGCAGCGGCCGCGAGGACCGCGCCCATGACGCGACGGCGTTTTGTTGCAGCGCTCAACAAGCACGCCATGACCGAAACCGGGCCGCGGCTGAAACTCGTCGCCGGCCCAACGCCGCATCCGGCGGCCGGATGCTCGCCGGCGCAGCGACGCGATTTTGATCTCATCGCGCAAGGGCAGCCGCCGCTCGGCGGCTACGGCAGCATCAGGACGCTCATGTATCGCAACCTGATCACGAAGAACCCTTACGGCGCCGGCTACCTGGTCCGGCCGCACGCGCGCGCCTGGTGGAACAAGTGGCGCAGCGAGCAACAAAGAGAGAGGGGCTGATGGGCCTGTTCTCCGCTCCGACCCCGCCGACCCCGCCGCCGCCGCCGCCGGCAGCGAACCCGCCGCAATTCGCCTCCGGCGCGACGCTCGGCCAACTGACGCGGCCGAACGCGCGGCCGTGGGGCGGCACCGACCTGACCTCGGGCACGCCGAACGCGCTCATCGGCAGGACGTTGACCGCCTCGCTCGGGCTCGCCCCGACCGGAGCGCCGGCGGCCGCCGGGACGCCGGTGACCGGAGCGGTCGTGCCGAAGGGCTGATCGGGAATGCTCACACCCAACGAGACCGCGCGCCGCTTCGGCGAGAACCTGCTCGCGCACTACGAGTACGCCGACGATGCGCTGCTCGCGCGCGCCAAGCCGCTCATCCGCAACCACTGGGCCGACGCCAGCGAGGGCTGGGACGAGACCCGGCTGCAGCTCGAATCCCGCGTCTACGGCCTGCGCTCGTGGCGACTGTCGTGGTGGTCACACTGGGCAAGGCTCGCCGAGACGATCTTGCCCAGAAGATATCATTGGTTAATCACACCAAACACCATGACGCGCGGCCTGGCGATCAACCAGATGATCAAGGACCCCACCGGCGCGCAGGCGGTTTCGGTCTGCGTCGCCGGCATGCGCTCGGGCCTGATGAGTTCGAGCCGGCCCTGGTTCACGATCAAGCCGGCGCTCGGAGCAGGCACCGCCGACCGCGCCGCAGAGCTGTGGTTCCAGGACACTATGGACCGCGTCTACACCGTGCTGGCCGGCTCCAACTACTACACCGCCGGCACGCAGATGTTCGAGGACCTCACCGTGTTCGGCACCGCGCCGAAACTGATCTACGAGGACAAGGACGACGTCATCCGCTGCTACAACCCGTGCGCCGGCGAGTATTTCCTCGGCGCCGGCGGCGACGGCCGCGTCAACTCGTTCTATCGCACCTTCGTGCAGACCACCCATCAGATCGTCGATCGCTTCGGTCTGGAGAACTGCTCGCCGGAGGTGCAGCAACTGTGGGAGAACAAGGGCTCGACGTTGGAGAACGAGACCATCGTCGCCCACGCCATCGAGCCGAACTTCTCGCTGCAGTCCCCCGGCCTGGGCGACTCCAAGCTCGGCGTCATCCCCGGCCCCTTCACCTACCGCGAGTATTACTGGGAGTGGAACCGCTACTCCCCGCGGCCGCTGTCGAAGCGCGGGTTCAGGTCGAAGCCCTTCATCGTGCCGCGCTGGACGACGGTCTCAAACGACGCCTACGGCCGCTCCGTCGGCATGGACGCGCTGCCCGACATCCTGCAGCTCCACATGATGACCATGCGCCAGGCCGAGGCCATCGAGAAGATGGTGCGGCCGCCCATGCTGGCCTCGCTGGGTCTGAAAAACCAGCCTAGCTCGATCCTGCCCGGCAAGGTCACCTACGTCGACGACATCGCCAAGGGCATGAAGTCGATCTACGACATGAATTTCGACGTCGAGCACATGACGCAACTGATCCAGGAGATCCAGGCCCGGATTCAGAAGTGGTTTTTCAACGATGCGTTCCAAATGATGGAAAACTTGGAGGGCGTCCAACCAAGAAACGAGCTGGAGATCAGCGAGCGGAGAGGCGAGAAGCTGCAGCGGCTCGGGCCGGTGGTCGAGAACGTCGAGCGCGAACTCGCCGACGACATCCGCCGCGTCATCGAGATCATGGGACGCCGCCGCTTGCTGGCGCCGAAGCCGCCGAGCCTGCTCAACGTGCCGCTGCAGATCGAGTTCGACTCCATGATCCGGGTGGCGCAGCGCGCCGCCGAGACCGCCGTGGTCGAGAAATCGCTTGCCGTGGTGACGCAACTGAAGGCCGCCTACCCCGAGGTGCATCCCGAGGACAACATCGACCTCGACAAGATCACCCGAAAATACCTCGACATGTCGAACTTCCCGAAGGACTGCCTGCGCGACGAGAAGCAGGTCCTGATGCTGCGCCAGGTCCGCGCCAAGGCGCAGGGGCAGGCGATGAAAGAGCAGCAGGCCATGGCGATCGCCACCCATGCCGCGCCGGGCGCCGCCAAGGCGGCATTGGATGCAAGTCAGATCGACCCCGGCGGCATGCAGAACGCCATCAATCTGATGACCGGCATGGGCGGCTCGGCGCCGGGCGCGACCGGGCTGCCGCAGTGAGAATCACAGAACGGAGATCCAAATGGCCCTCGTAGGTCCCGACGGCGAGCAGCACACCCACGTTACCCGGCGCGACGCGCGCGACGCGATGCTCGACAAGGTTGGCGGTCGCCGCGCCGGCGCCCGGTCGCTGCCTGCCGCGATGCGGCCCGATCGCGGCCGCTGGGTCGGTCCCGTCATGGGCGAAGACGGCGAGCTGCATCCGCAGCGAACGCAATACGAGCCGGACGGGTCGCCAAAGGTAACAGAACTACCGAGCGTCGCGCCGTCTGGCGCGCCATCGGCGGCGCCCGCGCACACCGCCACCGAGGCCATGATCGTGCTGGCCAAGCTCATCCGCGACTACTCGTCATCGATGTCGCCCGAAGACAAGAACGCGCTCGTCCGCGCGATGACCGTCGTCGCCACAAACCTCCTGTGAAGCCCCGAATTTGCGGGCGGCGTGGATGGCTCACGTCCGCAGATGGCCGCGGCCGGGGTTTTCGTCTCCTGTTCCCCCCGGCCGCGCGTCCGAAACAAAGATCCCCTCTGACATGACCGACGATCCCGACGACGACAAGCCGGCCGGCATTGCGGTGGACGCCAACGGCGATCCCGTGCGCCAGGGCTCGCTCATGGTCGAGCGGCAGTCCTACGAGCGCGTGACCGACGGCCTGCGCATCGCGGCGGAAGCCTGCATGCACCTGGCGTGCGCCGAGATGACAACCGCCGGTCGCGTCAATCGCAAGGGGCTGGCCTGGCGGCTCGACCGCTGCCGGCGCGCCTGCATCGTGCTCGCCGGCCTCGACGATCCGGCCAAGGCGTCGCCGACCGCGGAGGTGCGGGGCACGCCGATGGCCTTTGCGCGCGCGCGCTCGCGGCTGGTGTACGGCCTGCAGCAGGCCGCCGGCGGCGCCCGCCAACTGGCGACGTGTCACCGCTGCGACATCGCCTGGTCGAACGTGGCGCGCCAGCTCGAGACGCTGGAGCGCAACCTGCGGCGGCCGCCGGCGAGGCCCCGCATCGGCAACGGTCTCTTCCTGCCGACCGGCTACGTGAGGCACTGATGGCGGTCGAGCGCGCGTGCCCGCACTGCGGCAAGCCGATGAACCGGACCGTCGAGGACACCGACATCGGCGCTATCGGCGGCTGGGTGTGCGCCGGCTGCAAGCATTTCGAGCCGGATGATTTCGACGACGATTCCGACGACTTGTTTGACGAACACAGGGACTAAGTGGCGAGCGATCACCTGTCCTTCGACGCCGGCGACCCGGTCGCGGAGAACAACGCCCATCGCGACGAGGCGCGGCGCGAGCGCGAGGACGCCGAGACGCTGCGCCGCCTGATGGGGCACCGCAACGGCCGCGCCTGGCTCTATCGCGTGCTCGAGCGCTGCCACATCTACGCCTCTTCTTTCACGCCCGGCGAGCCGGAGACCACGTTCTTCCGCATGGGCGAGGAGAACATCGGCAAGCAGATGATGATGGCGGCGATGGCCGCGGCGCCGGACCTCTACATGCAGATGCTGGCCGAGGCGCGCAGGGAGGACGAGCGCGTCGCCGCGGTGCGCGCCGAGGAAGACAAGAAGCGATCGGACGACAACGCCGTCGCCGTCGCCATGCAGGGCTTCGACCTGCCGCGGCCGCAGGGCTGGACGGGTGACGACGACCGCTAGGGAAACTGATTTCTGATGGCAAACGAAACGCCGGCATCACCTGCAGCCGAGGCGGCGCCCAGCATCGCCACCGGGACCGCGCCCGTCACCGCCGCGCCTACGAGCGGCGGTGCTGCAGGCGAGGCCGCGCCCGACGCACCTCCCGCGCCGGGCGCGGCCGCTGCCTCGCCGTCCGCGCAAGAAGGCGCAGCGGAGCCGGCGGCGCAGCAGCCATCACAGGATCAGCCGAGCCTGCTCAGCTCGGCCGAGGGGAAGCCCCCCGCAACGCCGGCCCCGGACGCCGACGCCACGCCGCAACAAACGGAAAGCTCCAAGGACAAGCCCAAGGAAGGGTCCAAGGAACCGGCGGCGCAGGCCAAGGACAAAGAGGCGACCGACCCGGCGAACAAGGACGCCACGCCGAAACAGCCCGAACCGGCTGCGGCCCCGGCTCCGTTGACCGTGAGCGACCTCACCGTGCCGGAGGGAATGACCATCGAGGCCGAAGGCGGCGAGAAGTTCATCGGGTTGATGAACAACGCCGAGCTGTCGGCCAAGGACCGCGCCCAAGGGCTCCTCGACCTGCACCGGGCCGAGATCGAGCGCGTCCATCGTCAGGCGCTGGAGCACCAGCGCCAGACGTGGGACGACCTCAACGCCGGATGGCGCGATCAATTGCGCAACGACCCGATCATCGGCGGCAACCGGCTGCACACGAATCTCAGCAAGGCCAAGGGCATGATCGAGGAGCACCTGTCTCCCGACGATGCCACGAACCTGCTGCGGCACGTGGACGCCAACGGCATGGGGAATTTCCCGCCGTTCATCAGGTTGCTGGTCTCTCTCGCCGAGAGGATGAACGTGTTCGAGGACGGGATGCTCATCGCCCCGCCGGCGCCGCCGCGCCCGCAGCGAGGCCCCGGCCATCGCGGCTGGTACACCAACGGCAAAGATCGTTAGCAGGACCGCGCCCGCGGACCACCAAACAAACAAGGACGAACCATCATGGCTTATTTGACGCTCGCCGACCTCGGGCGCTCCATCGACCCCGAGGGCAAGATCGCAGACATGGCCGAGCTGCTGTCGCAGTGCAACGAGATGATCGACGACATGCCCATGGTCGAGGCCAACGGCTTGACCACGCACGTGGCGACGGTGCGAACTTCGCTGCCCAAGGGCCAATACATCAGATTTTATCAAGGAACGCCCTATAGCAAATCAAATAGGGCGCAGCTCGAGTTCGGCATGTCGCTCCTGCGCGACTACTCGCAGATCGACAAGCGGCTCGCCTCGCTCGGCGGCGAGGAGACCGTGGTGCGCGAGAAGGAAGACATCGCGCATATGGAAGGCTTGAGCCAGCAGCAGTCCTCGACCTTGGCCTACGGCAACTCCTGGACCCAGCCGGAAACCTTCACCGGCTTCTCGCCGTTCTTCAACACCGTCAATCCGGTCACGGCCCAGAACGCGGTCAACGTGTTCGACGCCGGCGGCGTCGACTCGTCCAACTCCTCGCTGTGGTTCATCGGCTGGGGCGAGTCCACGGTCTACGGCGTCTACCCGAAAGGATCGAAGGCCGGATTGTCGTTCGAGGACAAGGGCGACATCGTGCCGGGCTTCGACGCCAACATGCTGCGCTTCGAGGCGTACACCAGCTTGTTCGAGTGGCAGCTCGGCCTGGTGGTGGAGGACTGGCGCTACATCGTGCGCATCTGCAACATCGACACCACGACCGCAGGACTTTTAGGATCGGCGCCTCCTGATTTGTTCGCCATCATGGCGCGCGCCATCGTGCGCCTGCCGACCGCGGGTCGCACCGTGTCCGGCATCACCAAGACCGACGCGCCCGACCGCATGGCGCCGGCAATCAGATTGAAGATCTACGTTGACCGCACCGTCCGCGCGGCGCTCGACGTGCAGGCCATCCGCGATCGCAACGTGCTGCTGTCGCCGACCGACTATGCCGGGCGGCCGATCGTCAACTGGAGGAACGTGCCGCTGGCGGTGCAGGACTCGCTGCTCGACACCGAAGCGCGCGTCGTCTGATTTTCCGCCGGCACCAACGAGAGGACTTTCCCCATGGCTATGTACGACCAGAATCTCACCTTCTTCAAGGCGAACGGCGGCCAGGCGGTGGCCGGCGGCACGGTCATCAGCGAATTGACCTACGACATCCTGCAGGGGCTCGCGCTCGACTCGGCGACCGGCACCTATCCGGTGCCGCCCGACGCCATCGTCGGCCGGCTGCGCCCCGACACCACGCCTCCGACCAAGTTCTGGGGCGAGGACTTGGGCCTCGGCCGCGGCGTCGGCACGCCCACCGTCGACGTCTACATGACTGCCACGGCAGCGACGCCGCCCGCGGGCGGCACGTCGATCCAGGTCATTCTCGCCGGCGCGGTCGACAACGGCTCCGGCTCGGTGTCCGGGCTGACGTTCACGCCCTACATCACGAGCGCGGCCATCCCGTTGGCGCAGCTCCTCGCCAATCTGGCGCAGAACTGGAACCAGATCGCCGAGTTCGATCTGCCGCGCCGGCCCATCGGCACGCCGCTGCCGCGTTTCCTGCAGCTGCAGTACGTCGCCGTCGGCACGTTCACCGGCCTCAACCTGAAGGGCTACATCGGCCTCGGCGACACCTCGGCAGAGGACACGCTCGGCCAGTACGCGGCCAACTATTAGGAGACAAACAGCGTGGCCAGCACCTTGATCGGTTACGTCCGCGTCGTCGGGCAGAACCAGGCGATGCACCACCAGGGCGCGGTGCTCGGCGTCACCGCCAACCCGGCTGTGGTCAACACGCAGGTCATCAGCGCCGACCAGGCCCGCGCCATGGTCAAGCGCGGCGAGGCGCAGTGGGTCCGCGAAGACGAGCAGGCCAAGGTGGCCGAGCCCGCCGACGAACGCGCCGCCCGCCACGCCCGCGAGCGCCAGGACCTCGCCGACGAGCACGAGGTCCAGGAGCGGGCCATGCTGCGCGCCTTCGTCGTCGCCGCGGAGACGCCGGCGGCGCGCGCCGGCCGCCACGTCGCGGAGCAGAACGCGCTCCTGGCGCGCGGCGCGACGCGCAAGGAGTTCCTGGCGCTCCTGCACCGCCAGGACGAGGAGGGCAAGACCGAAGGGGCGCGCCGCTTCGACGAGCACAACCGCATGCAGATGCGGCACGACTCCGAGATGTCGGATCTCCAGGAGCAGCACGACACCGAGACTGCGCTCGCCGCCGAGCCGCCCCCCGCCGGCGCCGCGCCCGACGATGCGCCGGCCCCGGACGAGGCCGCCGCCGCCGACCGCGCCATGCGAAACGAAGAGGAAAGGAACGACCGTCATGGCTGACGATTTCAACCTCACTCCACCGGAGAACAGCGAAACGCAGCCACCGCCCGCCGGCGCGCCGCCGCCGACGGGCGCCAAACGCCGCCGCAACGGCGCTCCCGAGAGCGAGGCCGACCTGCTTGCCGGCTCCGGCTACGAGCACCTGCCGGAATGCTTCTCCATGCAGCAGGACGGCGGCATCGTGCAGGAGCGCGAGCCCTGCTACTACATCGCCGCCGAGACCTTCATCGGCCGCGGCCGCGAGGCGACGCTGTTCGAGGAGGGCGCCATCGTGGTCTCGGCCCTGCCGCCGAACCAGAACATGCAGCCGCTCAATCGCGCCGCGGCGCTAGCCTTCGCGCGGTGGCAATCGCGGCTGCCGACCTCGAGCGCGCCGATCGACATCGGCGACATGGCGGAAGCCGCCCAGATGCTGGCGTCGGACCCGGAGGTCCTCAAGCTCAACCGCGTCGACTGGCAGAAGGCGGTGACGCGGCTCGCCGCCGAATTGAAGCTGCGGCGCGACGGCAAGGACGCGAGAGAGCTGCCGCCCATGGGGCACAATTTCGTGAGGGGGCCGCAGGCGGTGGCCTCGCCGCTCCTCAACGCCAAGCTCTCGGAAATGTCGCAGCGGCTGCCCGGCGAGACCCGGTTCGCCACCGCCGTGCCGGCCTACGGCCCGGGCGCACAGACCCGGCGCGCCGCGCCGGCCCCGATGGCGCATCCCTCGAGGTGATCTCGAAATGACGCACGACCACCACGATCACGATCATCACGACCACGACGATCACGACCACGACGGTCATGATCACCACGGTCGCCACGATCACGATCGTGACGAGCGCGATCGCCACGGTCGCCGCCGTCCGCGCATCCCCGGCGCGCCGCCGATCAGGTTGACCGGCGACGAGATCCTCACCGTCGTGCCGTTCCGCAACGGCACCGCGGAGGCCTTCAAGGCCTACCAGAACAGCGTCACCACGGGCGCGCTGCGGGACTTCATCGGCAGGATATTATTCATTGGGCGGAAACCGCCCGACGTCGACAATCCGACCCGCTACTTCTTGTGGTGGAAGGACGGCCCCGAGGACCATCCCGGCGTGGGCAACCTGTTCATCAATTACGGCCACGACAATTCCGGGCCGTGGATCATCGCCAACAAGTCCGAGGGCGGCGGGTCGGGAGGCGGCCCGCAGGGACCGCCCGGAGCGACGGGACCGACCGGACCGGCAGGCCCCGCTGGAGCGACCGGACCGATAGGGCCGCCGGGGGCGGGAGGAGCGGGCAGCGTCGGGCCGACCGGCCCGACCGGCCCTACCGGGCCGGCCGGGGCGACAGGTGCGACTGGCCAGCAAGGCATCCCCGGACCCATCGACAACCCGAGCGCGGCAGGAGCCCACGGCCGGACCAGCGCCGGGGCGTGGCAGGAGGTGATGCCGCTTAAGGGGTACGTCGTTCTGCCCGACCAACTGACCATCACCACGACGCTGGACGACATGATCCATGTTCGCGGTCCCGGCGGAATCGACACTGACTATCTTGAAGTTCGCAGCTTCGCCAGAACGCCGCAGCTAGAAGCAACAACATGGATCACGACGCCGGAGTTGCGCGTTCAGGTGGGCCAGTCGCCCGGCGAGACGGTCCATTTCAGCGTCAACGGGTCCGGCGAGGTAACGATGTCGCCCGCGTGCGTTGCGCAAATGAAGACCGCGCTGGGCATCACCTAGGCCATACCTTCGATGATCCAATTTCCGAAAGACCCGCCCGCCAAGGTCGGCGACCACTTCCGAGAGTGGGAGTATATCGGCGACGGCGTGTGGATTCTGATTCCGGGCGGGGGAGGATGCGGCGGCGTCGGGCCGCAAGGGCCCCCCGGCCCGCCCGGGGCTGATGGACCTGAAGGCCCGCAGGGACCCCCGGGACCGCCAGGGGCGGGAGGAGAAGGCAGCATCGGTCCCATTGGACCCACGGGACCTGCCGGTCCGCCCGGAGCACAGGGCGTGCAAGGCATTCCCGGCCCCATCGATAATCCCGCAGCGGCTGGCGCCCACGGGCGCACCAGCGCGGGGGCGTGGCTCGAGGTCCTGCAGCTCACCGGCGGCATCATGAAGGGGCCGCTGACGACGCACGACCTGGAGGTCCCCCAAGGAAACCACTTCTCCTGCTACGGCCTGTTGAGCGTCCCGGCGCTGCAGTCGGCGCCCGGCAACGACATGACGGGATCGAGCCTGCCGCCGGGTGTGGCGCAGCCTCTCATCCAAGTTTTCAAACCGAGCGGCTCCGGCAACGCCCCGGCGCTTACCATCGAGAATTTCTCGACCGGCAATTCGCTCTACATCCACAGCAGCGGCAATCCGCGCCTGGTGGTCGGCCCCGACGGTCCGATCACGCTCTACCGCCCCGACTCGACGCCGGCCATCACCATCAACGCCTCCGGGGCGACCTCGCAGTCGACGGCGGCGGTGGACATCAACGCGACCGGCGTCCAGAACCTCGGCGGCCCCGTCAATGCGGTGATGGTGCGCAACGGCAGCACCAATCATTTCGTGTTCAGGAACGACGGCACCGTCGCGCTGTCGCCGGCCGCGGTTGCCGGCCTGAAGGCCGCACTGGGAATCTGATCAGTCATGAAGACCATTCGTTACCAGGGCGCCATCGGCAACCCGGGCGACGGCCGGTACTACGTCATCAGCTCTGGACGCGATGCTTTCGCCTCGATGACGGTCATCCAGCACGATCCCGACGCGAGTCTGTCGGGCACCATCGAGGTGAAGGTGGGCTCGTACAGCGAGACGATCGACCTGTCGTCGGAGCGCTGGGTGTCGTTCGGCGGCGGCCCGGTCGCCGCGTTCGTCATGACGCTCTCCGGCGTCGGCATGCAGCCGTTCTGGCTGTCGATGCATTGATGGAGTTCACGGGATGAAGAACCCATTCGACAGCGGCGGCGGCGGTGGAGGCGGCGGCGGCGTCGGCGCGACCGGACCGACCGGACCGCAAGGCCCATCAGGTCCGGCTGGAGCGCAGGGACCGGCCGGCGAACAGGGACCGATGGGGCCGAGCGGCGCGCCTGGATCTCAGGGCATTCCCGGATTGCCGGGAGCGAATGGCGCCGACGGTATCCAGGGCGTTCCCGGCGTGCAGGGCGGGCAAGGACCGCCGGGTGTGCAGGGTGATCAGGGCCCGCCCGGCGACACTGGATCGCAAGGACCGCCGGGCGCCAAGGGCGATCCCGGCGAGCAGGGCGCCAAGGGCGATCCCGGCGAGCAGGGCGCCAAGGGCGATCCCGGCGAGCAGGGACCGCCCGGTGCCGCAGGTTCACAAGGTGCGCAGGGCGCGGTCGGGCCTGCCAGCACGGTGCCCGGCCCAGTCGGTCCGATTGGACCCTCGGGGGCGCAAGGCCCGCAGGGTGTTCAGGGCGATCCCGGCGTATCGAACATCCCCGGCCCGACCGGCCCGACCGGCCCGCAAGGGGCGCAGGGCGCAGCCGGCGCCGCATCGACCGTGCCCGGGCCGCCCGGCGCGACGGGATCGCAGGGTCCGACCGGCCCCGCAGGCGCGGCCTCGACGGTGCCGGGACCGACCGGCGATCCGGGCATCAACGGCGGCCTGTGGCTGGCGCAACGCAATGCGCCGATCATGCTGGCGGCGGCCAATGGCGCGGCGACTTTGGTCGGCGGCCCTCCGGTGCTGACCCGTTCCGGCAACATGGTGAACCTGACGTTTCAGGGGACCAACAAGAACAGCAACACCGCGAACACGATTTCTTTGATCGAGATTCCGGTCGGCTACCGTCCCACTGCCAACGTCACGCAGGCAGTGCAGGCACCATCCGGCAACCTGACGGTCGGTCTTTACACGTCGGGCACCAACGTCTTTCCCGATGTTCCGGGCACCAACTACACCGGCAACAACACGCGCTGGGCGGCGCGGTTCTCGGCGCAACTGTCGTCCAACGCGGCGATGAGCGTCAGCGCGTTCTGGCAGACCAACGATGCGATGCCGCAGGAGGCCGTGCCGCCGTCGGGGTCGGGACAGTATTTGCCGCTGTCGGGTGGGACACTGAACTCAGATGCGACGGTTAGTCTTACTGGCATGGCGGGGGAAACGTCCCTCTTCCCCGGCTCTATTGGACTCATGGCTTTCATGGGAGACGGTATTACGCCGGGAGGCGATGTTACATATTTGTTCCCTGGAGCAATCCACATTGGCGACCCGGCCTCGTCACCGACAAGAACGGCCGCCATCTTTACCAGACACTCCATTAGCTATTCCACCACCGAGCAAGCAACCGGCGGCACATGGATCGACGGCAAGCCGATTTATAGGAAGGTGGTTCAAGACGCCGTTGTACTAGGATCGCACAGTTGTGCTTTTCCTCATGGGATTGTCGGATTGGGTGACGTTGTAAGTATGTCCGCTGTTATTTATCCGACCGGAAGTGAGCAGAGAGTACAGGGCGGTTATGCTGATAACTCTTATGTAACACTTGATCTATCTTTCTGGGAGGTGGTCCCGGCATTAGCCCCAGCTAATGTGATTATCGAATATACAAAACTGTAAGGTGAAACATGGCGACGCCACTTGAGCAATTCGAATCTCTGGTCATGCAATTTGTACAGACTGCCGTCGAGTATGCCGGTGCAGGTCAGTTCAGCGCGCAGACCGATGCCGACATACGCAAGCTGCGCGTTCTGATCCCGGTGCTGAATGCTGCCGTATCGCAGGCCGCAACCGTGCAGCGGCCGCCGCAAGGGAGTGCATCCGAGGGTTAAAGAGCGAACCTCGTAGCCGCGCCGCTCGTTCTCGCGCCGCCATCGCCTATCTCACAAAGAGGACTCGCAATGACCATTCTGCGAAGATTGCCCGCCCCGGTCGGCGTCGGCCTGATCCTCGGCGCTTTCGCTGCCCTCATCGGCTTGGGCAAGCAGCTCGTCGCCCAAGGCGCGCCGCCGATCGTCGGGCCGCTGACCGGCCAGGAAATCGTCTACGTGATCCCGCTGCAGGCCAACGGCCAGCTCGGCGCGGTGCAGGCGCAGGTGACGATCGCCCAGATCGCCGGTTTTGCCGCCGCCTCGACGGTGTCGACGACGGCGACGGGCACGGTTACCGCGACGACGCCGACCACGATCCTCTCGGTGCCGCTGACCGGGGCGGTGACGTTCACCCTGCCGGCGACGCCGACCGATGGCCAGCAGGCGGTGCTGGTGAACGGCTCGGGCCGCGCCTTCACGCAGACCATCACGGTGGTTGGCGCGGGGACCCCGGCAGCGACGGTGACCGGCAGCCCGACCATCGTCGCTATGCCGGCCGGAGGGTCGGCGCGCTGGCGCTACACCGCGGCGACGACGACCTGGACGCGGATCGGGTAAACACCGTGCCGCCCGTCTCCGAGAAGCAACGCCGGTTCATGTTCGCGGCGGAAAACAATCCGGCGATGCGCAAGCGCGTCGGCCTGAAAAAATCCGTCGCCGACGATTTCACGAAGGCCGACCCCGGCGGCAAGCTGCCGGCGCAAGTCAAGGAAGGCAAGCCGGTGAAGGGCGTGTCGCGGTCGCCGCCGAAACGCAAGCCCGGCAAGCGCAACTGGTACGACCATCTGACCTCGCGCAAGCGATGAGATGATGTACTGGGTGGAGCGGGCTCTGATTTATTATTGGCACAGCCCCGGCGTCTACTACAGCCTCCTTGCTGGAAAAGGCCATTGCGGCAGGGAGCTTGTCCCGACCTTGCAGAGCTACGTGGTGCTGCCGCGATGACGCAAGTCGTAAGCCTGCGCGGGGAGAAGGTAAACGACGCCGGCGTCAACGAGGCCGTCGTCGACGTCCTGTGCGAGATGCTGATTCAGGCGCAGCGGGGCGAGATCATCGGCCTCGCCGCCATCGCCGTGCGTCCGAACAACGAGGTCGGCACGTTCGTCCCCGATTGCAACAACCGCCATCTGTTGTTGGCGGGGACGGTTTATCTGCAGCGCGACATCGCGAAGGACTAAATCGATGCGAAACAAGACCGCGCGCGACTGGTATCCGAGCATGAAGGCCAAGCCCGACCAGGTCGAGCCGACGAGCGTGCCGGCGCGCGATGTCGGCGCCGGCGGCAGGCTGACCAACCAGCGCTTGAACAAGCAGGCGACGACCCCGCCGGCCCCGGACGGCATGCCCTCCGGTCCCGACGAGGCCGAGACCAGAAAGCGTATCGGCGACAAACCCACGCCGGCCCCGGCGGCGACGGCTGCGAACGAGACGCGCCGCAAGAAGACCGGCCCCTACAATCGCACCGTGCGCGTCGGCAAGGGAGCCTGAGATGGCCGACAAGCCGAAGAAATGGATCTCGAAGGCAATCAAGCGGCCCGGCCGCGAAAAACGCCGGGCCGCGGAGCACGGCATCTCGACCCACGAGCAGATGGAGCGCGACAGCCATTCCTCGAACCCGTCGCTGCGGGCTGCCGGCAATCTCGGCCTGCGGCTCTCCAAGATGCACCACCACGGCCGCAAGTGGCGGCCGAAGAGCCGCGCCGCCCGGTGAAAAAGCCCGACTGGTGGGATGAGCCCGCTGATCGCGGCTTCATCGCGTTGGTGTGTCTTTGGAGCGCCGTGATCTGGCTCGTCGTGGTTGTGACGGCCATCATCATTTTTCATTTGTGAGCCAAGGAGAGCACCAATGGCCCGCGAGAACTGGTATCGCAAGAAAGGCGGCAAGTCCTCCAGCAAGAACAAGAACGAGGAGGAGGGCAAGGACAAGCGCCCGGAGAACATCCACCAGCGCCATTCGCGGGAGCGCGAGGACACCCACGCGCGCCACGCCAAGGCGCGTGACGACCTGCACAACGCCCACCAGGACGAGCTGGACCAGATGGCGGCCCGCCACGACGACGAGCTGGCTGCGGGCGGCGGCGCGCCCGCCGGCGCGCCCGCCGACCAGGCCGCCGCCGGAGGTCAGGCGCAGCCGCCGCAGGCGGTCCTAGCCACCGCCCCGGCGGCCGGCGCAGCCGCTGCGCCGGCCGCCTCCGCAGCATAGGAGAGACCGTCATGGCGCTGACCACCATGCAGGCGCGACCGTCGATCTACAGCGAGGAGCCGGACACCGATTCCTGGCCCCACGGCGAAATGGTCGACATGTCCTACGACCCGGAGGAGATCAGGGAAAAGCAGGACATGATGATGGCGGGGCCGGCGCTGCCGCGGACCCCGCAGTACCCCTGCGGCCTGTCGATCTCGCTTAGCGACGACGAGCTGGAAAAGCTCTGCCTCGACGGCGACCTGCCGGCGGTCGGCGACCTCCTCGAGTTCTTCGCCACGGCCAAGGTGACGTCGGCCCAGATGACGGAAAGCGTCGATCCCTCCGGCGCCCCCAAAAAGTGCTGCCGGGTCGAGCTGCAGATCGTCGGCATGCTGCCGCACGACGAGGAGCCGCCGGAGACCGACCGCATCGAGGAGGAGCAGGCGAGAAGCCAGGCGCGGCGCCGGCGCTTCTACGACGGCGACGGCGTCCCGAGCTACGACGAGGATTGAGCGAAGCCGCGGGCGATGCCGCCTCCAAATTCGCAGATGTGGACCGCAAAGGCAGACGCGGCGCTCGCCGACTGCAACGCCGCGGGCCTGTCGCGCTCGCAGACCGCCGCCGTCATCAACGCCAAATTGGGAACGCGCTACTCGCGCAATGCCGTGAGCGGACGGATGGATCGTTTGGGACTGAAAGCGAAGCCCATGGTCACACCAAGACCGAGGGCGCCGTGGGGCTTTTTCAAGGAGCGGGTGAAGAAGCACAGGCCGCGGCCGCGGCCCGCCGCGCCGAAACCGCCGCAGCCTGCCGGCAAGCCGGTGCCGCTCGTGGAGCTGCAGAATCACCACTGCCGCGCCGTGGTGGCCGAGCGCGGCGCCGACGGCCTGGCGGTGTTCTGCGGCGCGACGGCGATCGACGGCTCGTCCTACTGCCCGGCGCACCACCAGGCGTTCCACACGCGCGGAACGCCGTCGAGGTCGGGCATGGTCCTGCGCCCATGGATACCGTGGCGCTGAGAAGCAGGACCGCATGACGACCGCAGTCGATTTATGTAATTTAGCTCTCGACCAAATAGCCGCGCGCACGAGCATCGTCTCGCTCGATCCGCCGGCGCCGGCCAACAACATTGCGGCGCAGGTCGCCGCGCGCAATTACCAGATGCAGGTCGAGGCGGTGTTCCAGGCCGCGCACTGGAACAGCGCGCGCCGGCAGAAGAAGCTCCACCTGCTGAAAGCCGCGCACGGCACGCCCGAGAATCCCGACGGCGAGCGGATGCCGCGGCCGCCGATCCCGTGGCGCTACGAGTACGCCTATCCCCACGACTGCCTGCAGATCCGCTTCGTGATCCCGACCGCCGGCCGCGAGATCCCCGGCGGCACCGTGATCATGACCAATGTCGGCGTCGAGCGGAACACGCGGGTCTCGACGGCGCTGCCGTTCGTGCCGGCCATCGACCTCGACCACGAGGACAACGAGATCAAGGTCGTCCTCACCAACGCCAGGCACGCCGAGGCGGTCTACACCGGCCGCATCGACAACATCGACCTGTGGGGCGCGTCGTTGCGCAATGCCGTGGTCGGCACCTTGGCGGCCTGGTTCGCGCTGCCGATCACCGGCGACAAGACGCTGATGGGGCTGCGCGTGCAGCTCGCGGTGGGGCTGATCAACTCGGCGCGGCAGTGGGACGGCAACGAGGGCATCACCTCGTCCGACATCCCGGTCGACTGGATGGACGCGCGCGGCGCCGGCGGCTGGTTCGGCGACCGCTTCGGGCCGGGGCCGTTCTTCGCGGCCTGGGCGCCGATCGCGATGCCGAACGGCGTCTCGTATTGAGCCCGGTGGCCGCGCCGTGACCGTCACACTGCTCAAGTCGGGCTTCACGAGCGGCGAGCTGTCGCCTTCGATCTGGGGCCGCATCGACACGGCGGCGCTGCAGGCCGGCTGCTCGGTGATGCGCAACTGCTTCGTGTCGCATCGCGGCCCGGCGTCCTCGCGCGCCGGCACCCGGTTCGCCGGACACTCGCCGACGCCGGCCGGCCCCGGCACCTTGCCGTGCATCCTCGTCCATTTCCAGTTCAACATCTTCCAGAGCTACGAGCTGGAGTTCGGCGCGCGTCCATTAACATTACCAATAGAGTTCTTCTCGGTAACCCAGCCGGATGGAAGTCTCGGCTACGCCTTCGGCAATCCCACCGCTTCCATCAACGCCCCGCTCAATCTCAGTGTCGGTCAGATCGTCACGCCCAGCGGCTTCGGCGGCACGGCCGGCATCGATGGCCGGCAATTCGTTATCACGTCGATTGAGACGACCAGCATCCCCTTCTTGGCGAGTATCGCCAATGTGGACGGCAGCCCTGTTGTCCTGCCGGGACCCACGGCCAACGACATCGGCACCGTTACGATCGCGGGCAGCAGCGCGCCCTACATGCGCGTCATCTTCGACGGCGCCTACGTCACCGAGAACCCGATTGCCGCCACCGCCGCAACAAATACCAACCCGCTGACGATCACCGCTCCGGGCAACAATTACGCCGTCGGCGACGAGGTGTTCGCGTCCGGCTTTGCCGGCATGACCGACGTCAATTCCCGGAGCTTCCTGGTCACCGCGGCCGGCGACACGCTCTCGCTCGCCGACACCTTCGGCGATCCCATCGACGCTACCTCATTCGGCGTCTATGCCGGCGGCGGTTCGCTGGCGCGGGTCTACGAGACCCACGACGCGCCGTATTTGTTGAAAGATTTGCCTTATCTGAAATTCACGCAGTCGGCCGACGTGCTGACCTTGACCTGCGTCAACCAGGAGGACGGCACCGAGTATCCGGCGGCCGACCTGTCGCGCCACGGCATCACCGACTGGGTCTACCAGGTCACCGATTTCGGCGCCAAGATCGCGGCACCTGCGGCCTGCCACGTGGTGCCGACGACCGTGGTGCCGGACGCCGACACCACCAACCAGGGCTTCGTGCCGGCGGCGGCCTACGGCTATTGCGTGACCGCCGTCGATGCCCAGGGCGAGGAATCGGTGGCCTCGCCCTACGCCTTCACCCCGATCGCGCCGATCAGCCAGGTCTCGGTCGACATCGACCTCACCGCGGGCTCGGAGATCATCACCTGGACCGCGGTCAACGGCGCCATCTCCTACAACGTCTACAAGGCGCCGCCGTCGGTCTGGAACGCGGGGCCGGGAAACAGCATCCCCGGCACGCCGGTGCCGATCGGCTCGTCCTTCGGTTACATTGGCACGAGTTTTGGGACGCAATTTGTGGACAGCAACATCGTCGCCGACATGACGGTGACGCCGCCGCTGCACAACAACCCGTTCGCGCGGGGGCAGATCCAGTTCGTGCAGCCGACCGCGCCCGGCTCCGGCTACACGCAGGGCAACACGTTCGTCACCATCGCGACCTCGACCGGCACCGGGGCGGTGATCCTGCCGGTGGTCGACGCGCCGATCCCGACCACGGTGCCGGGCGGCATCGTCAACGGCATCAACCTGACGGCGTCGGGCTCGGGCTACAGCGCAGATACGACGGCGCAGGTCGTCAGCGCGACCGGCTCGGGGGCGGTCCTGCAGCCGGCGATCGTCGGCAACGGCGCCATCAACGGCGTCACCATCGTCGACGGCGGCACGGGCTACGCCATGGGCGACACCGTGGTGTTCACGGACCCTGCGGGGACCGGCTCGGGAGCGGTGGCGACTCTTACGGTCAGCGGCGCCATCCAGGGCGGCGGCGTGACCGGCTACATCGTCCAGAACGGCGGCCAGGGCTACCAGGACGGCGACCAGCTCGTGGTCACCGGCGACGGCTCGGGCGCCGCCGGCACATTGCAGGTCGGGCCGCAGACCGGCACCTATCCGGGCGTGTGCGGCTATTTCCAGTCGCGGCGCGTCTATGCGGCGACCTTGAACCGGCCCGACACGCTGTTCTTCACCCAGACCGACAACTACCAGAACATGGACGCGGCGACACCGCCGATCGATTCCGACGCCATCGTGATGACCCCGTGGGGCCAGCAGGTCAACACCATCCAGTGGCTGGTGCCGGGCGGCGGCGGCTCCGTCAGCGTCGGCTCGACACTTTTAGCTTGCACCGGCCTCGACGTCTGGCAGATTTCGGGCTACAGCGGCGGCCCGCTGACGCCGAACTCGGAAGCCGCGGCCCCGCAGGAAGCCAACGGCTTCTCGCCGACGGTGCCGCCGATCCGCGTCTACTACAATGTTTTGTTTGTTCAGGAGTTGGGTTTCACGGTGAGGGATTTGCAATTCAATTTTTTTGTCAACGTCTATTCCGGCACCGACCTGTCGATCCCGTCCAACCATCTGTTCGAGGGCTATCAGCTCAACTCGTGGGCCTGGGCCAAATTGCCGTGGCTGACGGTGTGGGCGGTGCGCAACGACGGCAAGCTGTTGAGCCTGACCTATCAGAAGGAGCAGCAGCCGTTCGGCGCCGCAGGCATCCAGCTCGCCGGCTGGGCGCGCCACGACACCAACGGGCTCTTCATGCGCACCTCGGTCTCCACCGAGCCGCCGGTCGACGCGCCCTACTTCGTGGTGCAGCGCTACGTCCCCGGCAAGGGCTGGGCCTACTACATCGAGCGCATGGACAACCACATCTGGAACAACCCCGAGGAGACCTGGTGCGTCGATTGCGGCCTCGAGCTGGCGCAGACCAAGCCCGACGCCGCGCTGTCGGCGAGCGCCGCGGACGGCCCCGGCACCATCAGCGGCGGCTTCCTGGCCAACGGCGGCGAGCGCTACCACGCGCCCACGGCGTTCGCCTTCGACCCGCAGGGAACCGGCTCGGGTTTCGCCATGACCTTGAGGGTGCATGAGGGCGAGATCAAAGGATTCAAGATCACCAATCCGGGCCGCAATTATTCCCCGGCGACGGAGATCCGCATCGCCGACACCTACGGTCACGGCGCCCGCTTTAGGCCGATCATCGACCAGAACGTGACCTTGACGGCGACCGCCGCCGTGTTCGCCGCGGCGGCGCCCGGCGACGTCGTGCGCATCGGCGGCGGCCAGGCGACGGTGACGAGCGTCGTGTCCGCAACGCAAGTGGCCGCGGCGATCACCGTGCCGATCGTCAAGACCATCGCCGGCGATCCCAACAGATTGCCGGTGCCGGCGGCGTCCGGCGACTGGTCGATCACCACGCCGGTGACGGCGATCGCCGGCCTCGACCACCTCGAGGGCATGACGGTGACCGGCATTGCCGACGGCGAGGTGATCGATCCGGTCACGGTGGTCAAGGGTGCGATCACGCTGGGCAAGCCCGCCTCCGCGGTGCGCGTCGGGCTGCCGTTCACGGCGCAACTGCAGGCGCTCCACATCGAGGAGCAGAGCCAGGGCTCGATCCAGGGCAAACGCAAGCGCATCAGCGGACTCACCGTGCGCATGGAGCAGACCCGCGGCATCCAGGTCGGCGCCAACCAGCCGGTGGCGTCGGCGCTCGATTTCCAGCAGGAGGTGCCGTGGAAGAACCTCGTCGACGTGCCGGACATGGCCAACATCAACGTGCCGCAAGCCGCGATGCCGCTGTTCACGGGCGATAGGTTCGTGCCGCTCGATGACGACTGGCAGAACTGGCAAGGCAACGAGGCGGCGCCGGGCATGATCGCGGTGCAGCAGAAATTGCCGCTGCCGATGTCGATCAACGCACTGGTGCCGACCTTCTCGGTCGGGGATACCCCCGGATAAAGGAGCGAACGATGACGGAGCAAACGCTCGGCCAGAAGCGCGTGCGCGCGAGCTTCAACCCGAGCCACGACAATCTGGTGGACCGGATAAAGGCAAAGACCGCAGAGCTGATCGATCTGTGCAGCGGCATCGGCGAGCCGCAGAGCGGCGTGCCGACGATCACGCAAGGCGACAGCGAGGTCGCGCGGCTCAAGGCCTTGGCCATGACGCACTACGAGGACGCGGCCATGTGGGCGGTCAAGGCGGCGACGACGGGGAAATAGATGGCCAAGAAGAAAGAGGCGAAGGAGACCGCCGAGTACACCGACCGCGGCACCGACGAGGAGCACTGCTCGATCTGCAGCCACTACGTGAACTCGACCACCTGCGAGATCGTCGCCGGCAAAATCGCGCCGCGGGGCTGGTGCAAGCATTTCGATCGCCGGCGGCCGGTCGTTCACCGGGCGGCCGCGTAAGTGAAAGTATGAGCAATGATCGACCTCAAGAGAGAGCCGCCAATTTTGCGAAACACTGCGGAAATGCTGAAATTGAAGGGCGACTTCGCTGTCATCAAGCCTCCCAGTGCATTCCCGATGACCATCAGCTTCGGCGGCAGCGACGAAAAAATAGTCCTGCACGCCGACGGCACCTACCAGGGAGATGTTGCCGAGCTGCGCAAGGTGATGGCCAAAATGACAGGATTTGGCGACCTCTCCAACGCCGTACTGTGGCTCTTGTTAGCCGAGATGGAGCGTCACCCCGAACGACGCCGTCAGCGGTAGCGCTCGTCCTCTTTCCAGTTGTCCAGTTCGGTTTCGAGTTCACTGACGCGCTCGCGCAGCCGCGCGATCTCGGCGTCCTTGGCCCAAAGTTCCTGCATGATGCGATGGCCCGGGCCGCCTCCTACGCCCAAGCTATCGAGTTGTCTCTTGTATCGCTCGGCCTGCCGGCGCCACTCGTCGACCTCTTCGCGCAGCCGCTCGATCTCCTTCCGCTGCTCATAAATCTCGCCGGCGCTATTGGAGATCGCGTGACGCAGGTTTTCGATCTCCTGCTCGTAGGCTTCATCCTCGGATGGCATCGCAATCCTCCGCTTCGGCGCCCTCGCGAAAACACGACTACCTGATCCGCGACTCCGAGATCAAGGACGTCTACGCGCTTGCCAGGACGCTGCGCGAGGCCGACGCGCGCGAGTGCGCCGCCTACGGCGTGTCGGCGGCCGCGGGACTGCGCCGGAGCTACTACGCCGCCTCGTATCGCCGGACCGGCCTGATCGACGGCACCATCGCCGCCATGTGGGGCCTCTGCGGCGTCGCGCTCGGCCACACCGCCCACGCCTACCTCATGACGGCGCCGATCATCGAGACCCTGCCGATGGCGTTTGCGCGCGAGGCGCGCCGCGAGATCCGCGCCATGCTCGACACCCACGACCGCATCGAGGGCGAGGTCGCCGTGGAGTACGTCGCCGCGCAGCGCTTTCTGCACATCCTCGGCTTCGAGTTCGGGACCACCTTCGCCGGCGCGGCCGGAAAATTCCGGCCGTTCCATCTGGAGCGATAGATGCACTGCATGATGGACCTGGAGACGCTGGGCACTACGCCCGGCTGCGCGGTGCTGTCGATCGGGGCGGTGGCGTTCGATCCGCAGGGCGAGCCCCGCAGATGGGAGTGCGCGGCCACGTTCTACCGCAATATCGATCGCTTCTCGTGCGAGGAGTTCGGCTTGAGCGCCGATCCCGACACTATGGAGTGGTGGGGGCGCCAGAGCGAGGCCGCGCGCAGCGCGCTTCTCCACGATGCCCAGCCGCTGCATGGCGTGGTGGGCGACTTCCACGACTGGTTCAAGGATCTCGGCCTCACCCACCTGTGGTGCAACGGCGCCAATTTCGACGAGCCGATCTGGCGCGCGGCGACGAAGGCGGTGCGGGGGCATTTTCCCTTCGCCATCAGCTACACCGTGCCTTGGAAATACTGGAACGTCCGCGACACCCGCACGATCTGGGACGTCGCGGGGATCGATGCCCGTCGGGTGCCGCGTGACGGCCCTGCGCACGACGCGCTCGCCGACGCGCGCCATCAGGCGCGCTGCGTGCAGTTGGCCTATCGCGTCCTGCGCATGACGCACCTCTACCCGCCGATGATGGCGGAAACCGATCCGTCGCCAGAGACGGCGTGAGAAAGGCTCGCCCGTGGGTCTCGGAATACTCGGTGCAGGCGTGTCTGCGTTCGGCCAGTTCGAGGCGGGCCAGGCGCAGTCGCAGGCGGCGGCCTACCAGGCTGCGGTGGCGCAGAACAACGCCAATGCCGCGCGCGAGGAGGCGAGCCTGACCATGGCGGCCGGCGAGGAGGCGACGACCGCCGTCGGCCTGCAGACGCGCGCCAAGCTCGGTTCCTTCAAGGCCGCGACCGGCGCCGCCGGCGTCGACATCAACACCGGATCGGCGGCCGCCGTCGGCAAGGGCATCCAGCAGATCGGCATGCAGGACGCGCTGACGGTGCGCTCCAAGTACGCCCAGCAGGCGTGGAAGCAGGAAGTCGAGGCGACCGGCTTCCAGGCCCAGGCCGGGCTCGACAAGTTCGAGTCGAGCGTGGCCTCGACCTTGGGCACGATCGGCGCCGCCGGGTCGCTGTTGTCGGGCGCCAGCAAGTTCCTCTGATCGCGTTCCCCGCTGCGAGACTGCAATGCCCTATCCGATCGACGTCGAGCCCTATCCGCACGTGACGCCCGAGCCGGCGCCGAGCGCGCGCATGTTCGTCGACGAATCGGGGCTCAGGCGGCTCGGGGCGATGGCGGAAAGGGCCTTCGGCGCGGTCGGCCAGGGCTTGATGGACATCCAGGAGAACCAGGACAAGACCCACGCTGCGGAAGTGCATTCGTGGATGTCCGACCAGTGGTCGAAGAACCTGGGCGAATACGAGACGCTGCAGGGCAGCAACGCCATGCACGCGGCGGATATCTATAAGAACAAGCAGGAGCAGGTGCTCCAGCAGGGCCTGCAGCAGGCCGGCGACGGCTACACGCGGCGGCTCCTCGAGCAGGAGGGCCGCCGCGAAATGGACGTCCACAAGCAGATGATCGAGCGCCACAAGGCGCAGGAGACGATCAAGTGGCAGGGCGCTACCGCCACCGACAGCGAGCGGTCCTTCGGCAGCAACGCAGTGTTGTTCGCCACCAGGGGCAACTACGACGCTGCCGAGACGGCTCTGGGCAGCGCCGACCACGAGGCGATGAACTACGGCCAGAACACCCTCGGCCTGGACGGGCCGGCGCTCGACGGGTTCGTCAAGCAGAGGCGCGGCGCCTACGTCGCCGATGCCGTCGACGGCATCTATCGCAGCCAGGGCCTGGACGCTGCCAACAAGTTCTACGAGTCGCAGCACGACAAGATCGACTCCCAGACCGCCGCCCACATCGAGACTTTCCTGCACACCCCCAGAGTCGATGCCGAGGGCCGGCAGAACCTCGACATCCTGCACCAGGGCGTGCGGCAGGGGACCGCCCTGGGCAAGCCGACCGACCTCGATCTCTCGGCGCTCCCCGAGGACAAGCGCGACGCGGCCATCGCCGGCGTGCGAGGCCGTCTCGGCGTCGGCGCCGCCGTCTACGATCCGCAGACCAAGACGCTGCACATCACCCCGCCCGCCGCGGGGGCGGCACCTCCGGGGGCGACCGCCGCGCCGCCGGCTGCCGGAGCGCAACGGCAGGGGGCGCTGGCACCCAGCGGCGACGCTATGCAGCGCCTCTATGGCGCCATCGGCGGCACCGAATCCGGCAACAATCCCAACGAAGGTCACCAGGTCGTCAATCCGGTCACGGGCGGCCCCTCCACCATCGGCGGCCAGTACCAGCAGAGCTACGGTTTTCAGCACCAGTACGGCGGCAACAATTCCGGGCGGTCCAATCTCGACCCGGACTATCAGCGGCAGGTGCTGACGAACTACGCGCACGAGGTGTTGCGCGCCAACCCCGACATCACCGTCGCGCAGTTCTATGCCGGCTACCACCAAGGCACGGCCGTGCCCGGCCGCGTCTACAGCGCCCCGTCCGGCGAATGGGGCTTCACAGGCTGGGCGAGGCGCATGGGGCTCGATCCTAACATGCGGCTGGCTGACGTCGTTGGCGGCACCCAAGGCGCGGGGGCAGCCGCTGTGGCCCCCAGGGCCGGCCACGCCGCCATCGGCTCGGTCAACCCGGAGCTTCAGCCGCTCAAGGTTGTCTCCCCCGGGCCTGGTCGACCCGTCGCCGACGTGTCGCGCGAAGACCCGCGCATGATGGACGCGCTGCGGCAGGCACAGTGGGCGCTGCCGGCCGGCTACCGCGCCGAGATCTATTCGGGATACCGGCCGGAATCGACGCTGCAAGGCAGCGCCCATCGGCCCGGCATCGCCGTCGACATCCAGATCTATGACGACCAGGGTCGCCCGGTGGCGAACGAGGGCTCCGACCCGCACAGCCTCGACGTCTACGGCAGGTTCGCGCGCGCGGCCTACGGCGTCGTGCTCGACCAGTACCCGGAGCTGAAAGGCAAATTCAATTGGGGCGGCGCGTTCGGCTCCGAAGGCGCCGGCGCCGCGCGACAGGCCCAGGACCTCATGCACTTTGACACCGCCGGCGTGCGCGGCCGTTTCACGCAGTATCGTCTCGAGACCATGGGGCCGCTGTATCGTCCCGGCCAGGAGCCGAGGACGGCGGCCGTCGGCGCTGCCGCGCCCGCAGCCGCGGCCGCACCCGCAGCCAGTCCGTCCGCTCAAGCCGCTCCCATCTCCACCGACCAGATCGCCCAGCGCTCTCCCGTCTTCGCCAGCGCGTGGTCGGCGATTCAGGGCAACGCCGACGCAATGAGGACCTACCGATACCACGTCGCGCAGGTGAAGAAGGACGGCGCAAACTGGAACCAGCAGCAACTGACCGGGGTGCACGAGGGCATCCACGTCCTCTCCGACGACAAGGGCAATTACTGGACCCCGGAAGGCTATGTCGGCGCCATCGATGACGACGGCCCGTCGTTCTATCAGACGCTGAAGGATTTCAACAAAGGCACCGGCACCTACGAATCCTACGTCGACAGCAAACAGGGAAAAGAGGCCGGCAGCGGCCAGAGCTGGGACGAGCTGAACGCCTACACCAACGAATCGCGGATCGCGCTCCAGTCCGGCATGGCCCGCGACGAAGGCATCAACGAGAGCATGCTGGGCACGATGGCGAACCTGGCAGAGTACCTCAACAGGCTCACGCCGGAGCAGCGGGGGGAGTTCAAGTCCCGCTACGGCGCCAGCGCAGCGACGCTGTGGAGCAACGCCGAGGCGGTCCTGAAGGCCTTCGGCAACCTGCAGCCCGCAGGCGGCGACGACACGCGCGATCCCGACACCGACAAGTACTGGGGATATCTCAGCGACCGGAACAACCTCAAGGGGATCGAGGAAGTTCTTGGGCGCGCCGTTGCGGATCTCGGCACCCACTCCGACATGGCCGGTGCCGAGCGCCCTGCCGCTGCCCCGTCTGCCGCCGTCGCGCCGCCGGCCCGCGCGGCGGCCCCTGCCGCGGCGTCGCCGGCCGCGGTCGGCCCGGCGGCTTCAATCCCGCTCGGCCCGGTGCAGGGCACGCCGCACCTGCAGTCGATGCTGTCGAGCTATCTCGGCACCACGCGGCCGCTCGGACCCGGCGAGTCCGTCACCCTGCAGGACGGCCGAACGGCCAGCGAGATGTCTTATACCGTCAAGCTGGCGAACCGCTGGGCCGTGGTGCCCGGCCTGTGGCTGCTCGGCGGCACACCGACGCACGTGGACGAGGATCAGGCCGCGGAGCTGGCGCAGCGCAGCGGCCTCGAGTGGCAGACCTTCGACAGCCAGAAGGCGGCCGACGACTTCGCGTCGCGGCGCGAAGCCGCCTGGGAGAAGGGGCCGGAGGGCCGTACCGACACCCAGCGGGCGCTGTGGTCGCCGCCGCGACAGGCGGCGCTCGATCTGGCCAAACGGGCGCTCATGTTCGGCGTGCCGCGCGACGAGGTGATCCGGCGCCTGCAATCCGTCGGCATCGACGTCAATCAGGGTGACCTGTGATGGCGGGATTGTTCGACGACCTCATTGCCAAGCACGCCGGCCAGGGCGCAGCCGCCTCGGCGGCTCAATCGGATGCCCCCGCCGTGGTCGCTCCGGCGCCGGCGGCCGAGCCAAAGCCTTCCGATGTGGGCACGGCGCCCGCAACCGACAACGTGATCGCGTTTCCGGGGGCGACGCCGCCGGCCTCAGCTGCGCCTGCGGCCGCCGCGCCGCAGCCTCAACAAGCCTCGCCGTCGCTCGATGACGTTTTCGCCGACGTGAAGAAAGAGACCGGCGTCGACCTGTCGACGCTGGCGAAGACGCCAGCGGCGCCGGCAGGCGCGGCGGGCTCGGCAATGTCATCCGGCGCCGAGCGCGGGGATTGGGAGACCGAGCACGCCACGGTGATGGACCGGATCATCAACGATCCGGTCTACCGCAACCGGCCCGATCTGCAAAAGGCCATGCTGGCCCAGGAGCAGAAATGGGCCGAGACGCAGCGTGCCAACGACGCCGCCCAGACGATCCGCGCCAAGAACCTGCAGATCCAGGGCGACCTCTACCATTCGCAGATGGTGACGACGATCCACCGGGCGGTCAGCGACCTGCAGGCCGGCAAGCCGGTGGACTTCGACGCCCTGCAACGGCAGATCGAGAGCGCGCCCGAGCTGGCCCTGCAGGGCGGCAAGAAGGAGGAGCTGTTCAAGCTCATCGATGCCGCCGTCAAGGACCCCGACAACGAACTGAAAAAATACGGCGCTCAGTTCTGGCCGACGCTGCAGCGGATCTGGGCCGACCCGTCGAGTCCCGACAGGATCACGACCGTCGATCAGTTGCATCAGGTCGCCGGACCGGGAAAGGGCGTCACGCTCGCCGGCCTGGAGAAGCTCGAGACCGAGCTGCTCAAGCCGAAGACGCCCGCGGGCGAGGGCACGACCTACCTGCTGAAGGGTTTCGTTGAGGCCGGTCACGCCAGGATCGCGCCGAACTCGACCAGGGAGTTTCCCGACCAAAAGGGTGAGGACCGCTTCCAGACCTGGCTCGGCCACGCGCTTGGCCAGTACGATACCGGATTGCGGGCCGGAAAGAGCCCCACCGAGCTGCTGACGCCGGATTCCAAGGATTACATCGGCAAGGACATTAAGCTCTACGAGGCGCCGGTGAACGCGGACGCCTACAAGGACAAGCCGGCACCGGCGCACTGGTGGTCCGGCTGGTTCGGCAGCGGGACCGGGGCCGCTCCGGCCGCGCCCGCGTCGGGAGCCTACAACCCGGACATGGCAACCTCCCTCGGCGATCTTCAGGCCGCGGTCAGGGCCGGCAAGATCACCTCCGACGACGCCCGCGCCTACGCGCTGCACCACAAGTGGGTGCGCCCCGATCCCGTTGCTCTCGCCCCGCCAATTTCGCGATAGTGCAGATGGCAGACGAAGCCCAACTCCCGACCGCCACCCAGGCGTTCGGGCCGCCCACCTTGCCGACCGCGAGCGAGGCGTTTCCGCCTGCGCAGCCGCTGCCGGATCGCCCGGGCGTTGCCGACATCGTCAAGGCCTTTGCCGGCGCCTACGGCGAGGACATGGACGCGGTGCGCGGCGAGGACGCGGCCGAAATCAAGAAGCTCAAGGAGTGGACCGGCTACGATCAATGGACGGCCGGTCACCGGGCCTTGGCGCAGGCGGCCAAGACCATCCTGATCGGGCCGTCGCTGCAGGACTTTCTCGTCGGTCTTCACACCCCCTCGGCGCTGTTCACCGCCACCCAGGCGGCGACCGAGAAGGGCGCCGAAGCAGCCGGAGCCTCCCCCCAGCTCGCCCGCGACATTGCGGCGTTGCCGGAAGTGCTGCCGTTCGGCCCCGAGCAGGTCGCCGGCACGTTCCGTGCCGCGACGCCGCACGACTACGCGGCGGCCCTTCAGAAAACAACCCCGGAAGACATCCTCGAGGCCCACGCGCTCGGCGTCGTCCATCCCGACGGCGAGGCGGCCTGGAAGGGCACGGCGCAGGCTCAATCGGCCGAAGACGCTGCGCGGGCCAGCGCCGACGCGGCCAAGGCCGCCAAACAGCCGCCGAGCGCAATCCGCGTCACGCCCACGCCGCAATGGCAGCCTCCCGCGGACGAGGTGCCGGCCGCGCAGTCGGCCGACGAGGTCACCCGGCAACGCAATGCCGACGACGCGGCGATGAACGCCGCCCTGCGCGGCGGTCCTTCCGACATCCACGAGGCGGCGCACGCGATCGATCCGGCGGCGGTCGACCGCTACAACGAACTCGACCGCACCAGGAACGTCCTGCGAGGATGGCTGTCGGACTTCCGCGCGCAGCGCGATGAGGAATGGCAGGCTAACGCCCCGCACACGGCCGAGATCGACGACCTGCAGCGCCGCCTCGCCGGCCCCGAGGCGGCCGGCCGGCGGCGCGCGACCTGGCAGCAGCGCCTCGACACCTTGCAGGCCGAGCAGGACGAATACCTTGCCCATCGTCCGACCGACATCACGCCGTCCATGCAGACGGTGATTGACCGGCTGCGCGTGATTAACGGCCAGATCGATGCCGACCTTATCGCCCGCCGCAACGCGGCCTATGCGGAAGCCGAGCGCCGCTATCCACAATTCGCGCCGCGTGAGGAGCCGGCGCCGGTCGAGGCGGCGCCGCCCACGCGCGACGCGCTCGCTGCCCAGCGCGCGGCGACGGACGATTTCCTCGATGCCCGCTACCGGTCGCAGGGTCTGAGCGAGGACGAGATCGCGCGGTTGCGGACGCAGCGGCACGACGTGCGGGCGCAGCGCGATGCCGCCGCGGCCCCGATCGACGTCGAGGGCACCATCGCCGCGGCGACGACACAGGCCGCGCGCCGTCCGATCGTTGAAACGCCGATGCCCACGGGCGCGAACTCGTCGAAGGACACTAACGGCCCGGTCTATGTCGATCCGAGCGTGCCGGAGCACTTGCGCGGCCCGGTCAAGGTCCACGAGACCGTCGAGCAGGAATTGCAAGCCAAGGGCATGAGCTACGACGAGGCGCACAAATACGCCACGGCGGCCGAGAAACGAGCCGTGGAAGCCGACGGCCAAAACTGGAACGAATACGAGAAGGAATGGGACGGCAAGCTGGCGCATATCGAGCACGAGAAGGTGCCGGCGGATGAGTTGCCGAAAGACCTCCACGTCAGCCCGCAGGACGCTCTGCATCACGCCAACAAGGCCGCGGTCGAGGAGCCCGCGCCGGCGGCAGAAACCGCACCAGCGCCTACGCCTACCCCGGCAAAGCCCATCGCAGGGCAACGCGCCTTCATCGTCAACGACGTCGCCGCGCAATACCGCAAAGCCCATCCCGATCATTCGCAGGCCGAGGCCGAGGCCGCCGGCGAGTTCTGGGCCGATCATTTCATCACCATGGCGGGGCTGTTCCAGGGCAAGCTGGGAACGGCCGAGGAGCTTTACCTTAAGGAGGCGCCGCAGCTTCACGCTCCGGGCCAGCGGTCGCCCTATTACGTCCGCGGCGCGCGCCGCGCCCCGACGGCGACCCGGGCGCCTTCGCTTTTGGAGTTCATCGCCTCGCGCGGCGGCCTGAAGCCCGATCCCGACCTGGAAGCGCTTGGTCTGAACAGCGCCCACCGCGTCAACATCCCCGGCCGCGCCGGGCGCTTCGCCGTGGTGCGCGACGGCGGCATGACGCTCGACCAGATGCGCGAGGCAGCCGAGGAGGCCGGCTATCTGCGGCCGGGCGCAATGGCGAACGTCTCAACGATCCGCGAGTTTCTCGACGCGCTCGATAGCGAGCTGCGCGGTGAGCGTCGCTTCCCCATTGGCGAGGAGGAGGCAGCCGTCAGCGCGGCCGAGACCGAGCGCGGCGAGGACTTGGCTGCCGAACGTGCGGCGGCTCTGGCGCCATACCGGGCCCGCATCGAGGCCATGCTGAAGCAAGCCGGCACGCCGCTCGACTCCGTGCCCGAGGCCGACATCAGGACTGCCGCCGGCATCATGGCCGACGAGGGGCTCGGCCCGGAAGAAGCGCTCGAACGCGCGGCGATCAGAAACCACGAGGAAGAAGAGGAGCTGCGCCGCACCGCTGAAGCGGCGCCGGGGCTGACCGACGAAGACCTCAATGCCCTGTTCCAGCGCGAAGGCGAGACCGCCGAGCATCCCGGCCAGATCCATCAGCGCCTGCCGACCGCGGTCGGCAGCGATCTTTCCGGGCCGACCATGAAGGTCGACGTCGCCACCATGAAACGCGAGACACCGGAGGTCTACGCGCACAACGCGCGCCTCCTCGCGCCCTATCTGCCGAAACGCTTCGCGCGCATGAAGCCCGACGCGATCACGCAGGCCTTCAAGAAGCTCGCCGCCGACAACCTGGTCTGGCTCTACAACCAGATCCCCGAGGCGGTGCGAGAGCGCAGCAAGCTGTGGTATGTCGGCGGCCGCCGCGTGGTCGAGGACTGGTCGGAGCGCTACGGCGTCCACGACACCACGGTGGCCGGCGTGCTGGCGGCGCTGTCGCCGAAGGCCGACTGGTACAAGAACGTCTCCTGGGCGCGGCGCGTCTTCACCATCCACAAGGCCTACGGCCCGGAGTTTTATCAGAACCAGAAGGCCACGGCCGCGATGCGGCAGGCCTTCGCTGACGCGCCCACCATGGCGAAATATGCCCCGGCGTGGGATCTGATCAAGAACGCGAGCCTCGGCGACATCGACAGGATGCCCTTGACTGGGGGCTGGGAGGAAAAGCGCGCCTGGCTGAAGGCACTATGGACGCGGTTCTACGACGAGGCCCACCACACCTCCCGTTACGGAGTGATGACGCCGGAAGGCGACGTCATCGACATCGCGCGCACCACGCAGCCGGCCGAAGGCGCCGCGTTCGTGGTCTCCAGCCCGGACGGCAGGGAGGTTGGGCGTTTTACCGATCGTCGCACGGCCAACCGCGAGGCCAAGCGGATCGGCGGATCGGTGGACTTTGAGAGGGCGCCGGGTGCTGCCGGGTGGGGCGGCGGTCTCGGGCCGCTGGAGAAGGCGATCCGCATCCTCGAGCACGACGGCGACCACGACTATCTGCAAAAGGAGGTCGGCACCAACCACAAGGTCCGCAATTTCTACAACAATTTGCTGGCGCCGTTCTCGCGCAACGGCGCCGTCACGATCGACACCCACGCCGTCGCGGCGCTGCTGTTGCGTCCGCTCTCGCAGGAGGACGAGGCGGTCAAGCACAACTTCGGCGACGGCGAGCCAGGCCGGCCGCGCCCGCGCGAGTCCAACGCCACCGGCATCTACGGCACCTATCCGTTCATGGCGGACGTCTACCGGGACGCCGCCGCAAGGCTCGGCATCCTGCCGCGCGAGCTGCAGTCGATCACCTGGGAGGCCGTCCGGCAGTTGTTCCCCGCGGCAGAAAAAAGCTCGCTGCGATCCGACATCGATGCTATATGGAGCAAATACCGCAACGGGGATCTAACAGCCAATGCCGCCCGCCGCCAAATCCTCAAGGCCGCAACCCCAGACGGACAAATCCCAGCTCCAGTCTGGTACGGCCGGCGTGCTGCAGTTGCTGGGCCTGCCGCTGACGCGCGAGAACTTCTTGAACCTGGAGTACTGCGGCAACCCGCCGAAGGTGATCTCGGCCGAGGAGGAGGCGGACTTCCCCGACTGGGCCAAGAAGTCGGCCCAGAGGAAATAGGCGGCCGCACATTCTTTCAGGGCGGGCGCCTGGAAAGGGGCAAGATCAGCCTCAATCCTCTCGGGCCTCCCGGCCTCGCCGACTTCCTCGGTAAGGAAGGCATCCGGCCGCTACTGCGCTTTACGAAAAACGCTGACGCCTCGACCTTCATCCACGAGAGCGGCCACCTGTTTCTGGCGAATCTGTTGCGCTATTCGACGCATCCCGACGCGCCCGAGCAGATGCGCGCCGACGCGGCGACGGTCATGCGCCAGCTCGCGCGCGCAACGGAAGTCCCGTTCGACCGCGTCGAGGATCTCGCCAGGGAGCACCACGAGCAGTTCGCGCGCTGGGTCGAGCAGTATGCGCGCGAGGGCGTGGCGCCGTCGCCGGCGCTCGGGCGCGTCTTCGCCATGTTCCGCGAATGGCTCTCCCGCATCTATCCGACGCTGGAGAAGCTCGGCACGCCATTGAACGAGGACGTGCGCGGCGTCATCGACCGGCTGCTCGCGCAAAATCCCGAGCGCACGCAGATCATCCCCGAGCGGCCGGCTGCCAAGGAGTTCGACGCGCTGCACGAGGAGCGGGCCGGGGCGACGCCCCTCGAGCGCGGCGACGTGGTCGGCGACGCGGTCCTCAACGAACGGGATTCCATCGCCTCGCAGAACCTGATAGAAGAAGAGAATGCCGCCCGACTTGCCAACGCTAGAGCGGAAGCTGGCGAACGTCCGCCAGGAGGTACGCAACCTCCAGGTGCTAGGCATGCGCCCGAACCTCTCCCCGGAGAAGGCGGCGTTCATCCGCCAGTTGGAGCGGTCGGCGCGGGCGGAAGTGAAGCTCCGGCTGAAGGCGCTGGCGCACGCGAAGAGCCTGCAAGAGCCGCAGAAGTAAAGATCGAGCGGCCGGCCTCGCCGGACACCCCGTTCGCCAAGGCCGACACCAAGCTCGTCGACAAGATCGGCAACTTCCGCATCGATGGCCTCGATGTCCCGAGCGACATCGACACCGCCTTGCGCGAGGCCGCGGCGCGGCGCTTCGATTTCATGACCGAGCGGCGGGGCAACCTGTCGCTCCGCGAGCGCTACCGCCTCGCCCGCGCCAGCGGCCTCGATCCTTCCTTCATCGACGGCAAGCGCATCGGCGACGCCTACAGCGCCGAAGAAGTCATGATGCTCGAGGAGATGTTCACCGACGCCTCGACCAGGGTCCAGGAGGCGGCGGCGAACCGGCGCGGCGATCCCTTAAACCTCGATCTCGTGCTCAAGCACGTCGAGGCCATGGCGCGCCTGGAAATGATCCAGGGCAAGCTCGCCGGCGCCACTGCGGAGGCCGGCCGCACGCTGGCGGCGGTGCGCCGCATCGTCAAGCAAAAGTGGTCCAGCCCGCAGGCGTTGTCGATCGAGCTGGAGCGCGTCACCGGGCGCACGCTGGCGCAGAGCGAGGCGATGGCGGCCTACAGCGAGGGCTTGTCGACGCCGGCCCAGCAGGCCCGATTCGTCGCCGACACGGCCAACGGCAGGGTCGTCCGCGGCGTCCGTTTTATCTACTACAATGTGCTCTTGTCCGGCCCGGTGACGCATCTGCGCTACGCGGTCGGCAATATCCTCGGTGCCGTGTGGCAGCCGCTGGTGCGGACCCCGATCGCTGCCGCCATCGGCTCGACCCGCGAGATGCTGGGCTCCGACGCGGCGGATCGCGTCTACTGGGCCGAGGTGCCGGCGCAGCTTTACGGCCTCGTGCGGGGCTCGCAGCAGGGCCTGCGCGCCGGCCTCGAAGGCTGGCAGACCGGCTCGACCGCGCGCATGCCCGGCGGCGCCGACGTGTTCGGCGCGCAGCCGATGACGCCGCCGATCCCCGGCCGCATCGGCCAATTGATCAGTATTCCCGGCCGTGCGGTTGGCTTCATCCACAGCTTCTCGGAAGCGGTGCGCTACGAGCAGGAGATCGCCTCGCTCTCCTACCGCCAGGCGCGCATGGAGGGACTCGTCCCCGGCAGCGAGGAGTTCGTCAACCGCGTCAGTTTCCTCTCCGACCGCCCCGACGCCGAGCTGATGACGCCGCTCGAGCGCGAGCGCTTCGAGAGCCTCGACGCGCGGCTCAAGGCGGGCGAGACGCTCAGCTTCGTCGAGCAGGAGCAGCACGACCGGCTGGCGCCGCTGATGGCCAAGCAGACCATCATGGAGCAGGCGGCGGCCAAGGCGCTGCGCGAATTGTACATGGACCCGACCGAGTACGACAGCCTGCTCGGCCGGCTGTCGCGGATCAGCCACGACTACCTGGTCGCCGGGCTGATCGCACCGTTCGTCAAGATGGGCGGCAAGATCGTCTCGCGCACGTTCGAGCAGACGCCGCTCGGGCTGATCAAGGGCACGCCGCTCCTGAACTTCCGCATCGAGTTAAACGACAACATCGCCGGCAAGAACGGCGCCGCCGCGCGAGACATGCAATACGCCACGATCGCCGCCGGCACCGCGCTGATGGCGGCGACCGCCGGCTACGTGCTCGAAGGCAACATGACCGGCGACGGCCCGTCCGATCCCAAGCGCCGCGCGACCTGGCTGCTCCAGCACCCGGCCAACTCCATCAACATCGGCGGCCATTGGATCTCCTATGCCCGGCTCGGCTCGCTCGGCATGCTGATGCGGTTGACCGCCAACATGGTCGACGGCATGCGCGGCTACGGCGACGAGGAGAAGGACGCGCTGGCGACCAACCTGATGTACGGCTTCACCCACGCCGTGCTCGACGAGACCTTCGTGTCGTCGCTCAAGGACGCGCTCGACGCGCTGGACGATCCCGACCGCTACGGCAAGACCTTCATCGTCCAACAGTTGATGAAGCCGATCCCGGTCGGCTTCGGCCAGATCGCCGGCGTGGTCGACCCCTACCGGCGCGACACAAGGGGCGACGACCTCGCCGACACCCTTTTCCGCACCGCCCAGTCCAAGGTGCCGCTATGGTCGGAGGGCCTGCCCCCGCGGCGCGACATGTTCGGCGAGCCGGTCCCGGCCGCCGGCCCCGCCGTGAACTATGCCAACGATCCCGTCGCGCAGCGCATGGAGGCGCTCGGCATGAAGGGCATCGCCTACGAGCGCAAGATCGCCGGCGTGCCGCTGACGGCCGCGCAGAACGATGATTATCAGCGCATCGCCGGCCGGCAAATCAAGATGCAGCTCAACAACCTCGTCGGCACGCCCGGGTTTATCGCACTGCCGAGGGAGCGTCAGATCAAACTGATGATGGGCCAGATCGACAAGGGCCGCAAGGCCGGCGCGCACGCCGTGCAGGCGGCGTCGTTGAACACCGCAAACGACATCGTCCAGAAGGCGAGGATCAACAAGATGAGGCAGAGCGGCGCGGTGCCGGCTCAGTAGTCATGGGCGTGCGGCCGCCGATCCAGTGAGGCTCCATTTCGCAATGCATCGCTGGCACGTCGGCTCCTTCTGGGTAGGGCTGTCCGTCCACGCGATAGACGGTGCGGCACCGCAGAGCGCGGGCTTGCAAGAGTACGGGTCCGTCGTGTCAACGATATGCCACACGGGCTTGCGAGCAGAGAACTCGCGGCCATTACGAAGTGCCCCGGCTTTCTTCAGAATCATCATCGCGCGACCTCCCTGATCGTCGCCTCGAACCTCTTGAGCGCCATGACGGTGCAGTCGTGATAGCGGTCGTCGGCGCCGTTGGCGCAGTTGGCCGCGGCGGCGTAGAGGGCGAACAGCGCCGCGCCGCACGGCGTGGAATAGCCCCAGTCGCCGGGCGGCCCGAAGGCGCGGTGCACCGCATGGGCGGCGTGAAGGAGGAGGTTGAGCCGTGCGTCGATCACCTGTCGACCCACCCTGTGTCCCACCCTGCGTCGAAAGCTTTACCGTCGCCGCCGTTGAGATAGTTGATGAAGGCGAACGCCTCGATTTCCGTCTTGCAATCGCGCAGCGCCAGCCACTGGGCTTCCGGCAGCCCGCCGTGCGGCGGGTGCCAAGTCCCGACCGTGTAAAGGACGCCGCCGTTGCCATCGTTCGTTGCCAGGATTGAAAAGCTCATGGGTCCCTCCATGTTTTGTTTTGTCACTTGCGAAAACGCTCGACTCTGTGCAGCTCGATGACGGCTCGCCTTTTGCGAAACTCCTCGATCACGGCCGGTGCGTGCTGCGTCCCTGCCACCTGCTGCGCGTAGTCCCAGGCAATGTCCATCAGCGCGGCCTTGGACAGCTGCTCGATCTCGTCTCGGTATTCTGCGGGCACAAAGATTGGCGGTCGGTTTTTCAGGTTCATGCTTCCCTCCATGTCTTGCGCAGCCACGCCGTCGCGGCCGCGATGCTCTGCTTGTCGACGGCGCCGGCGGCGATCAGCGCCGCCAGCACCCGGCCGACGTACTCGGCCTCCCCTGCGGTGGCCGCTGCCGCCGCCGATGTGGCGGCGGGAGCGGGAGCTTCCGCCTTGGCTGCGGGCGCGATCTTGGCGATCGAGCGGAAGGTGCGGCCGTTGAACTCGCGGTCCTTGACCTCGACCTCGTAGCGCTGCCCGACGGCGACGCCGTCGAGCTTGTCGGGCCAGATGTCGAATCTCTCGCCGGCGGCGACGATCTTGGACATCTTGCCGCCGGGCTTGGGCGGATGGATCTCGTCGATCTCGATGAGCATCACCTGTCCTCTCGCGGCTTGAGGCGCGCGATGGCGGCCTCGGCAACCTCAGTGAGCCCGTGCTTGTGGAGCAGCAAAGCGGGGAACTCGACGATCTGCCAGTCGCGCAAATCCGTCAGCGATTTGCCGGCCTCCAGGTAGCAGCGGAAATGGGCGTAGTGGCGCACGCCGTATTTGACCATGTCGTCCGTGTTGCCGAGAGAAGACTTGCCGCAGAAGCGGCAAGTCGCGAAGCTGTAGGTGGTCATCGTCGGGGCTCCTCCCGCACAACCAAACTAGGATAGCGACGGCGATCCCACTGACAGCCGCAGTCGTCGCAGATGTACTGTCCTCGCCGCGGGGCCTTGGTGTTCGGCCCCAAGCACTCAGGACACTGCAATCCCGCGTTAACGCGGGCGCGAACGTCTGGTGGAGGCATATCGTCCTTGCGGGGGACATCTAATGCCGCCATGAATTTTTGGCTTCTGTCGTAGGCCTGCACAACGCGATCGGCTTTTTCGAGAGCGGCGCGCCAGGAGCACCAGCAGATGCCGACTGAATGATCGCAGGATTGCGCATCCTCAATTAGCTTCATTTCCTCGACACAGGCGCGAAGCACCGAAACCAATTCAGCTTTTGTCATCGTCATGACCTCCTGTGCCGCTTGTCAGCCTGCTGATATCGCTTGATCGCCGCGAGAGCTTGTTTCTTTGTGTCGTGGCTGCTGATGGGCTCGTTGTCGTTTGGTCTCTTGACCCACCAGTAGCCTTCTGGAGTCCATTGGTAGAGGACGTACTCGCCATGCTTCTCGTGATAGCCGACCTCGATGTTCATCATCGTCATGACCTCACGTGCCCGTAGGAGCGCAGGATTTCCGCCATCGACATCGGCTGCAGCGGCAGCGGAACCTCGCGCGGCGGCGGCAGCGGCAGCGGCAGCACGGCCGGTTTCTTGGCGCGGGCGCGCCTGCGCCTGGCCGGCTTCGTCGCCGGATCGAGCAGCCGCTGCATCATCAGGTCGGTCTTGAGCTGCGCGATCTCCGCGTCGCGGGGGTCGACCGGCTTCGCCAGGCCGTGCTTCGCGGCGAAGGCCGCGAGCAGATGCGCGAACTCGTTCCACTGCGCGGCATAGTTGGCGTGGGCGTGATGCTTGTGGGGCGAGCCGTCCTTGGGCAGGTAGACGATGTGGCAGGCGACGATGCGCCGGTCGGGATGCTGCTCGTTCCACAAGGTGGCGTGGGCGGCCATCACCAGCAGCTGCTCGGGGTAGGGCGTGGCCGGCGCCTTGGTGCAGGTCTTGAAGTCGAGGAGCCCGACGGCGCCGTCGACGAAGGCGATGCAGTCGGGCGTGCCGCCGAGCTGGTGGATCTCGGAGACGAGCGGCACCTCGTGCGCGATCGAGCGCACGGCGTGCTGCTCGCGCCAGCGCACGAAGCCCTCGAAGGCGCTCCACGCCCTGGCGACGTCGTTGAGGTCGGAGAGGCTCGAATGCACGCAGGCATCGATCTCGCGGGTCTCGCGGCCCTTGAGGTCCAGCTCGGCCATCGCATGCACCGCGGTGCCGATGTCGATGGCGCTCTTCTCGTAGAGCGGCAGGCCCTGCTTGCCGCGGCCGTAGGCCCACTGCACCAAGGCCGGCTTGGGGCAGTAGGCGTTGGTGATGTCGTGGACGCCGGGGACCTGTGCCCCGGCGGCGTTGCGGTAGCCTTCGCTCGGGCGTGGCATCACTCAACCTCCACCAGGTTGGGCTCCATCCGGTAGGCCTGCATGAACAGGGTGTGCGTCACGTCCTCGACGACGCCGTCGTGGACGTGGTGGATGAAGGCGATGCGCCGGGGATCGTATTCTTCGGTGACGATGCGGGCCGCGACCTCGTCTTGATCCATCGAGGGATCGACGATCGCCTCGAAGCCGTTGGCCTCGTAGCGGATCATCACGACGAAGTAGGGAGGACGCGGAATCGTGGTATAGGCGGAATCAGCCTGGGACATGAGAAGGCCCTCATGGTTCTTGGGTTAGGGACACGGGCGGGTGGCTGCCCTTCCGTGTCCCGCTTGCCTGTCGGCAATGATTATGGTATAACCGCTTTGCGATGCCGATGCAAGCGAAAAAAGTTATACCAACCGAAAAAAAGAAGCCGGGACGGAAGCCGACCGGTCGCGACCCGCTGATGGCGTTCCGCGTGCCGCCGAGGATTCGGGCGCGGATTCAAAAGCTAGCCGAACAGAAGGGATTTTCGCTTTCGAAAGCAATCGTTTGGGTGTTGGATAAGCACCTGCCGAAAGGCGACGATTAGGGAGGAAGCGAAGTGATGACGTTCGGCAAACCGAGGTCGCGGGCCATCATTGCCATAGGAGCATTGGTGATCGGCGGCGCTCTTTGGTTTCTTGCGGCCAATGCGGAGACGCCCGCTCTCACGGACAATGAGTGCGGGCGGTACAACCAGCAAGCTGCCGTGTCGTTTTGCCAATCGCAAGTCGAGCGCGCCATGTTGTTCGCTCACAGCGACGACGCTAAATGTCAAAGCTACGGGGCGAAGCGCGGCACGCCGCCCTACATCCAATGTCGAACCCAGCTCGACGTTGCTAGAACTAGAGCGCATTAAAAAACAACGGGGAGGATGAAAATGAAGCGCATCGTTACTCTAGCGGCCGGCAGCCTGCTCTTCGCGACCGCCGCATCGGCCCAGGACTGCACGCCCACGACCGGCTTCGGCGCCTACGTCTGCGGGCAGATCAACAGCGGCTCTGCCATCGGCGGCTATTACCGCAGGCAGATGGAGAACAACACCAATTTCGGCGGTTTCCTGAGCCGATCGACCGGCTACGGGTCCTCGCGCAGCCCCGTCGATGTCGAGCCATATCCGCACGTCACGCCCGAAGGGCCGTCGATCCACTTCAACTCTGGACGCGACGATTACAACCGCTTCATGGACGGTCTAGGCCGCTACGGGCAATGAAACTCACGCCCGGCCCCGACGGCAAGATCTTTGGCGAAGTCGACGGCTGCGACGGATATATCTGCTTCGAGCCGGCGGGTGCGGCCTACGCCGTTACCCTCGATGGCATGTTCAGCGTCGAGGACTTGCAAGAGATCGTGGCGGCCTTCCATCCCATCGGCCAAACGACGCTCTCTGATAACGGGAACCACTGATGCCCCTTCCCCCGCCCCATCCTCCGCTCCAGGCCAAGGAGATCCGCGCGATGATCGACCTCGTCCGGCGGCTGCGCGCGCAACGTGCTGACTCTGGCAATATCGAACAGACGTTTGAGGATTTCGTCGTAATGCTTGTGGAGCACGTCGGGCAAGATGAGGCAGATAGAATCCTCACCGAGTGTTTCTGTCGCCTAATCGACGGAAAGTGAACCATGCCTCTTCCCCCGCCCCATCCTCCGGTCCAGGCCAAGGCGCCCAAGCGCGTGCGCGTCGCCGCGCGGCCCAGCTCCAAGATGCCGGACCTGAAGGTCAACGTCGCCCGGCCGATGCTGCGGGGCGGGGCCGGTGCGCCCGCAGCGGCGCCCCGGCGCCAAGTGACCACCGCTGTGAATAGCGTGGATCGCCGCGCTTGACCGTTTGGGCGAATCACGGCAAACGCGCTAGACGTGGTGCGGGCGTGCTGAAAGTTCCTATTCGAGTCCAAAGGGCATTCTCGAGCCTCGCCGACGCGGTGCGGGCGTCTAACAGTGTGCGGGCACTGACATGGTGCGAATCCTCCCGGGCCCACCACCGCCGCGTAGAGCGGCATCTAAGCCGTTGATCGGCATCGGCAATAATTTAGGTGCGGGCCTTCGGCCCCAGCGGTGCGGGCCGCTTTCGTTCGCCCGGCGTTCTCGGCAGCAATTTGTCCATGGCGCCCGTGGCGAGCCGCACGCGATTGGCCTCGCGGGTGTAGAGCGCCGCCATGCCGCCGCCGCGCCAGCCGAAAATGGCGTCCAGCTCGGCGACGGTAGCGCCGTTCTCGGCCGCGCGCGTGGCGCCGATCTTGCGCAGGCCGTGCGCGGCCTTGCCGCCCTCGTCGACGCCGGCGGCGCGGCAGGCCTTCTTGAACTGATTGCCGAAGCCTTCCTTGGACAGCGGCCTGCGGTGCTCGCCGCAGATGAACGCCAGGTCGCCGCACGGCCCGGCCTCGAGCGTTCGCCGCAACGGCTCGAGCAGCGGGATCGTCACCGTCACCGTGCGTCCGCTCTTGGCGGTCTGGAGGGTGGCAACGCCGTCATGCACGTGCTGCCGCCCGAGGACGACGGCATCGCCGCGCCGCAGTCCTGTATACAACAGCACGTCGAGCCAGACCCGTTCTTTGGTGCCCACCGGCCAGCGCGCCTCGTAGCGGGCAATGTCGGTGTCGGTCCAGACCTTGAAGCCCGGCCCCTGCTTGCGCTTGGGATTCCTGATGCCCGCGGTGATGTCGCTCGGGACGTGCTGCGCCTCGGCGGCCCACCGGAACAGCCCGCGCACGGCGTCGAGGTAGTGTCGCGCCTGGGCCGGTGCCCCGTTGCGAACGCGGCGGTCGCGGCCCGCGACGATGGTCGCGGTCGTAATCCGGGCCGCGGTTTGGTGCCCTGCGATGGTAATGATCCCGCGAAAGATGTTCTCGCGTTGCCGGCGCGTGGCCAGCGACAGCGCGAACCACGCCGCGGTCTCGCGGTAGCGCTCGATCAGCCACGCCACCGTGCCTGCAGCGGACTGCTCGCTTCTCCCCGCCGGTCGCCTGATTTTCGCAGCACTGAGCGCTGCCAGATACTCGGCCGTGAACTCCGCGCTGCCGTATACTGCATACAATCTGATGCGCGGACCTTTGCGCCGGCGAACGTACCAGACCAGCGTTCCATGACGGGTTCGCTCACGGTGCAGGTACGGCGGCGATGGCCTGGCCATAACCCCTTATCAGAAGACGATCGGCGGCCCCTCGTCAATATCGTTTGTGGCGGCCTGGCCGTTTTTCTCTTCCTGGACCAAGAAGATAACGATCGTCCCGTCGGGGCGAATTTTGACCCGGCTGGCCCCGGCTTGCTGCGCCGCACGCAGGACGCGGGCGACATCGGCTTGGCTGATGATTACTGGACGACGCGACATTCCAGGGCGGGCTCAACAATAAACGCTCGACGAGTGAATCTAGCGACCAGTGAGACTCATGACAACAAGATAACAGCATGATGACGGACAAAAATGGCTACATAAAAGCAGCTACAAAATGAATGCTCATGACAGGACGCAGATTGTCCCAAAGGGACAAGCAGACCCGCCGACTGCTTGTGATGGAGAGGAGCCATGCTCGCCCGCGAGGATCTGCATCAGGAAATCGCCAAGCTGCGCGAGCAGAATGAGGGCCTCTTAGCGCGTGTACGCTTTCTTGAGGACAGGATCGAAGAGCTGCTCCGGCCGCCGGAAAACAGCTTCCCGCGCGAGTGGCGGCTGACGCGGTCCCAGGCGCGCCTTCTCGATTGCCTCTACGGCCACCCGTTCGTTTCCACCGGGACGCTGCACCTGGCGCTTTACCGCGGCAGCGAGCCGCAATCGCTTGAGAAAATCGTCAGCGTCCAGGTCTGCAAGATGAGACAGAAGCTCCCGCGCGGATCGATCGAAACCGTCTGGGGCGACGGCTATCGGCTGAGCGCGGTAGGGCGCGCGTTCGTCGCGGGGGCGCTGCGCGAGCAAACTGCGGAGCAAACACCATGAGATCCTTCGTCGACATGCTGATCCAGTATCGCCAAGGCCGCGCCGTCGATCTGTTGACCCGCGACCTGGCCGAGTGCGTGCGGGCCGTCGACGAGACCGGCAAGGCCGCCGAGCTATCGATCAAGATCAAGGTCGAGCCCGAGAAGGGCGGCGGCGCGCAGAAGGACCTGACCATCACCCGCAAGGCGACGCTGCCGCGCCAGGATATTCCCAAGGCGGTGTTCTTCTCCGACGACGAGGGCGGCCTGCACCGCAGCGATCCGAACCAGAGCGAGATGTTCAGCGACGTCCCGGCCAAAGGCCGCGCCTGACATGGCCAAGGAGATCGAAGCAGGGCACCTGCACGTGCGCCAGGAAGGCCCGCTGTGGGTCGCTTATTTCGACGCGCAAAAGAGCGGCGGCCCGCGGTTCGTGCTGGGCGCCATCAACGTCGCGGCGGTGAGCGAAAACAAGGCGCGCGAGACGGTGTTCATCGAATTGATGAAGGCGGCGGCAGCCGACCTCGTCAAAACCGCTGCCCCGGGCCTGACGCTGCGGTGGGGCGAGCCGCAGGACCGCGCGCCGAGCGATCGACCGGAGCATTAGAAGGGGAGGGAAGCCGTCCATGACCACCGAAGCCGAAGCCATCGCCGCTCTCGCGCGGGAGGCGGATCAGAAGCCGACCATCGTCGAAATGCCGAGCAAGCGCGAGTTCCTGGTCTACCCGAAGGACTACGAGGCGCGCGAGGTGACGCCGCCGCACAGCGTCGAGGTCCACAAGCCGAAACTGATACAGCAGACGGTGACCCTGCAGAACGCCGAGGCGCTGATCGCCTACGTCGATCGCTTCAAGTCCGACAACTCGCTGTTGTTCGCCAACATCGAGGACAACGAGATCGTTGCCGCGCTCGACTACCACGCCAAGGACAAGCCAGAGCTGGTGTGCCATCGCGCAGTCTTGGGCCTGGAGTTCTCTGAGGAATGGAAGACCTGGAACGCGATTAACGTGCTCCAGCAGTCGCAGCTCGATTTCGCGCGCTTCATCGAGGAGAACGCGCCCGACATCAAGGCCCCCGACGCCGGCACCTTGCTCGAGGCGGTGCGCGACCTGCAGGCGCGCCGCAACGTGAGCTTCGTGGCCGCGGTGCGCACGGCGAGCGACAACGAATCCTTCGAGTACCACGACAACACCGAGGCGCGCACCAAGGGCGACCTCGAATTGCCGACCAAGTTCCTGCTGTCGCTGCCGGTGTATTTCGGCGACCCGCCGCTCGAGCTGCAGGCGTTCCTGCGCTGGCGCATGACGGAAGGAAAGCTCTCTCTCGGCATCAAGCTGCACCGCGCCGAGCACGTGCGCCAGGCGGCGTTTCAGCAGATCGTGGTGGCCGTCCACGAGCACACCGGCGTGCTGCCGGTGTACGGGGCCATCGCATGAGCAATCAGAGAGAGTTCATCGATAGGAGCCGCCCCGGCAATCCCGCGCCCTCCCTCGATCAGATCACCGTCGATCTGCAGCGCAAAATAACCGACGACGTCACGGCAGCCATTGTTCGGACCATCGAGCTTTCACGCTTCCCGTCAGAGACGATGACCCTGATGCTGCAGGCGGCGGCGCAGACGCTCAAGCTGGTCCACGACGGACTCGAATCCGCTCGCAAGGAGCCGATCGCGATCACAGCTACCGCGTTGCTCTGCGCCAAGGCGCTGGAGGATGCGAGGTCCCAGAAAGGACCATTCAGTCTCGGCGACGCACTCGACGAGTGCGAGCGTCAAGCCGAACTCTTGAGGCGAGCGAAGTGAGCGGCGTCCGCACCAACCTCGACGACCTCAAATCCCGTCCCGGCAATTCCTGCGCCGAGGTCGCCGTTCGGCTCGGCGCGCAGTTGCGCCGCTACGGCCGCGAGCAGATCGGCCCCTGCCCCATCTGCTCGACGGATCTCACCAGCAAGACCGCGACGCGCTGGCAGACCAAGGCCGGCGGCTGGGTGTGCGCGGTGTGCTGCGACGGCGGCGACGTGGTGCGCCTGGTCGAGCGCGCGATGCGCACCGACTTCAAGGGCGCGGTCGACTGGCTGGGCGGCCTTCCCGACGACAGGGATTCCGCCGCCGACAATCGGCGCGACGAGGCGCTCGCCAAGGAAGAGAAGCGCCGCGCCGAGGCCGACCGCTACCGCGAGCGCGAGCGGGCGATGCTCTACGGCATCTGGCGGGACGCGGCCGATCCGCAGGGCACCCTCGTGCAGACCTACCTGGAGAACCGCGGCATCCCGCTGCCGATGTGGCGGGAGGGCTGCGCGCGGCTGCGTTACGCCGAGCGGCTTCCGTACTTCCACGGCACCGCGATCGACGAGACCGGCCGCAACGTCCCGGCGGTCATTCATCGCGGCCCGGCCATGCTGGCGCCGGTCACCCGCGAGGGCCGCTTCCGCGGCCTGCACATGACCTACCTCGATGAGGACGGTAACAAGGTCGACCTGCGCGATCGCGAGAGCGGCGTACTGCCGGCCAAGAAGATCCGCGGCTCGAAGCAGGCCGGCGCCGCCGAGCTGATCAAGGTGTTCGAGCCCAAGCGCATCATCATCGGCGAGGGCATCGAGACGGTGCTGTCGGTCTGGCACTCGCTCGCCGCATGCGGGGAGGAACTCGAGCGCACCGAGTTCTGGTCGGCGCTCGACCTCGGCAACCTCGGCGGCAAGGCCAAGGCCACCGTCACCCATCCCGAGCTGAAGACCGAGAAGGGCCGTCCGCAGCGCGTTCCGGGTCCTGATGCCGATCTCGACAAGCCCGGCATCGCGCTGCCCGACAGCGTCGTCGAGGTGGTCATTCTCGGCGACGGCGATTCCGATCGCGTCACGACGGAATACGCCATCGCGCGCGCCGTGCAGCGTTTCCGCGGCGGCGGCGGCGAACGCAAGGTGCGTGCCGCCTGGGCCGATCCGGGGCGGGACTTCAACGACATGTTGCTGGGAGACTAAAAACATGCGCGGCTTGAGCGAGGGAGACCTGTTCTTGGGCTGGAGCGGCGAGATCCAGGAAGGGGTCGAGCGCGGCCTCCTGCACCGCTGCCCCGGCGGCCGCGCCGCGGCGCCGCAGACGAGCGACGGCTTCGGGCTGGGCCTGACCCGGCGCGAGGTTTGCGTCGCCACCCAGCTCTACCAGTACAATTTCTGCAGCCGGCAGACGCTGTTGTGCATGCTCGATCGCTGCGAGCGGCTCGACGATGTCATCCACCGCATCAGGAGGAAATTGCCGCGCGGCGCCATCGAGTGCGTGCGCGGGGCCGGCTACCGGCTGACGCCGACGGGGCGGCTGTTCGTCGCCGGCCTGCTCGGCAAGGACGATCTCGCCGAGTGAAAGCCAGAGGCCCGCGTGTGGCCATTGTCACCGACCAGCGCACCCGCAGGATCGCCGAGCGCATCGGGAGCGCCGAGGAGGCGCCGCGTCCATCGGTGCAGGACAGCGAACCATCGGCCACGGGGCCGCCGGAGCCACGCACCTTCGGTTACGACGGCGAGGAGATGAACCGGGTGTGGGCGTTCGTCTTGCTGGGGGCAAAGGACGTGGTTTTTTTTGAGCGTCCGCGGGCGAAGTTCGAGGACAAGAAACGGTTTCTCAGCGTCGGCGCGTTCGAGCGCTGGCACGCCAACCGCTTTACTGAGATCATCGACGCCGACGGCAAGGTCAAGTGCATCACGTGGGCCAAGCGCTGGCTGACATCGCGCGAGCGCCGTTCCTACGAGGGCATCGAGTTTTTCCCCGACGTGAACAATGCGCCCGGCAGCGAGGGTTATCTGAACCTGTGGTCGGGTTTCTCAGTGCGACCGCGCAACGGCGGCGTGCGCAGCTACAAGACGTTCTACGACCACTTGCTGACCAACGTCTGCGGCGGCAACGAGGAGCACTTCCGCTGGGTGTTCGGTTTCTTTGCTCACATGGTGCAGCGGCCGCGCGAGCGCATCGGCGTGGCGCTCGTGCTGCGCGGCGCCGAGGGCGCCGGCAAGACCAAGGTCGGCGAGGTGATCGGCTCGCTGTTCTCCGATCATTATTTCCTGGTCGACGACGCGCGCTACGTCACCGGCAACTTCAACGCCCACATGGCGACGTGTTTGCTTCTGCAGGCCGACGAGGCGGTCTGGGCCGGCGACAAGGCGGCCGAATCGCGCATCAAGGGACTGATCACTTCACCGTTCCAGCAAATCGAGCACAAGGGCATCGATCCGATCAGGTTGCCAAACTACGTGCGGCTTCTGCTCACCTCGAACGAGACCTGGGTGGTGCCGGCGGGCCATGGCGCGCGCCGCTGGGGCGTGTTCGACGTCGATAAGCGCTGCGTCGGCAACTACGATTATTTTCGGGAGATGGACGTGGAGCTGGATCGCGGCGGTCGCGAGGCGCTGCTCGCCGATCTCCTCGCCTTCGATCTGTCGAGCGTCGATCTGCGCACGATCCCGAAGACGGCAGCGCTGCTCGAGCAAAAAGTCATGTCACTGCCGCCGATCGACTCGTGGTGGTATGGGAGGCTGCAGTCGGGATCGATCACGCGCGACTGGGGCGCGTGGCCGGAAAAGAAGCCCAAAAGAGAGATCGAAGCCTCCCAGCTCTATGGCGATTACATCGCCGTCGCCGACCGCATCGGCGTGCGTCGCAAGTCGGAGGAGACCGCCTTCGGCATGCGATTGAAGAAACTCGTCCCTGGCCTATCCAAAGCGCTGCGGCAGTACACCGACGACGCCGGCAATTGTCGCCGCTACTACGTCTACGAGCTGCCGTCGCTGGAAGAGGCGCGGGAATATTTCGTCGAAGTCATCGGCCAGCCGATCGAGTGGGACTGATGATGCGCTCACCACCTTTACCACCACCTTTTTGGGTCGGACCCACCACCTTTTCACCACCTGCGCTCAAGGTTGCTCGCTCACCACCTTCACCACCTCCTCACCGCCTCCGCACCACCTCTGACAAGCAAGAAAATGCGATGGCACCGGCGCTCTCACCACCTGCACCACCTTTACGCCCTTCGCGGGTGTGCGCGCGTCGCGCGTGGGCGTATGCGCGCGCAGGTGCATCCGCGCGCGCGATGGGATGCGGCGCGTAAGGTGGTGAACGTGGTGAGAAGGATTGTGGGGCAGTCGTTTCTGAAATTTTAAAGGTGGTGAGGAGGTGGTGAGGAGGTGGTGAAGGTGGTGAGTTTATGTTTAGGGGAGAAGATGCCGTGACCGACTATTGCATCGAGATCAACAATCTATTCGCTCAAGCTACTGCGCTGGGACCGCAGATTGATGCCGCGCGCCTCGATTCGATCGAACGACGCAACCTCCGTTGGAGGCGTGAGGCGCTATATCGCCGCGCGGAGGATCTGAAAGGCGCTGCCGCCGCCGCGTTCGCGGAGTTGAACGGCTGGCACAGAGCCCGACGGTCGTTTCTGATCCGAACCCTCGTCCGCGGCGGCGTGCACGACGGTCGCGACTACTGGGGTGTCGATGTCAACAGCTCCTACCATTACGCGATGCTTGATCATGCCGTCTACTTTCGCGAACGGCAATGCCCGTACCGCTCTGTCGCCATCGTCGGCCAACCCTACAACACCAGCCTCGCCAAGGCGCAGGCGTTCGCCGCGGAAATTGGCCTCGCCGCCGATGCGCCGACCGATGTGTGCCAGAGCTGGCACTTTCCGGGTCGCTGCCGCATGTTCTGTTTCACCCGCCCCGGCACGCGCGTGCATTTTCTGCACAGTGCTTTCGCGAGTGCGAAGGCCGCATGATGAACGTCCTTCTCGATCTGGCGGCAAAGCACCTCCAGCAGGCCGGTCCGCGCTGGCACGTGGTCCATGTCGCCGGCGGTCGCCGCGACGCCTACGCGATCGAATGGCTCAACCAAAGAAAGTTCGAGCCCTACTATCCGCAGATCCGGGTTTTGCGCGCCGTGGCGTTGCGCGACGTGACGCCGAGCCAGCGCCACAGCCGAGCCAAACGATTGCGGCGCGAGGTGCTGCAGCCGTTGTTCCCGCGCTACGTGTTCGTGCGCTTCGACCCGGCGCAGCCCGGCTGGTACGACATACTGCGCGTGTCCGGCGTGCGCGGCATCGAGTGCGAGGGCAACCGCCCGGTGCCGATCGCCGACCAGCTCATCAACGACCTGCGCGCCGCGGAGGTGCGCGGCGCCATCCCGGGCGACTTGCCGGCGGCCGAGGTTTTCAAGATCGGTCAGACCGTGCGCATCGTCGCCGGCCCCTTGAGCGGCGTGCGCGGCGCGGTGGAAAAAATCGCCACCTCCACCATCGAGGGGCTTGACGTGCTGACGCGAATCACGGTTGCTATCGAGATATTCGGCCGGATGACGCCGGCCGAGCTTGACGCGGCCCACATCGTTGCCGGGTCGCAAACCTGAAAAACCTGCCGCCGAGCGTGTCACCCCAAAATCACGCTTTGGACCGCGCACGCCTACATCCCAGCAACATCCGATGCCGAAACCGCACACGCTGCGCCTGCCGCTGCCCGACGACCTGCTCGAATGGATCGAGACGCAGGCCGACGATCTCGGCTGCGATGCGGCGACCTGGATCAGGATGCAGCTCGTCGCCATGAGGAAGGCCGCCAGCGGCCTCGTGTCGATGCCCACAGTGTTCCGTGCGCAGCCGGTTTCGGTGCCTCCAGAGGCATGCCAGGGCGAAGCAGAGCCGATGCAGGACGCATGGCGTGGCCCGGTCGAGGACGAGCCATCGGATGCGGCACCTGCGGCGATCGACGCGGTGGTCGAGAAGGCGCTGATCATGACGGAAGCGAGCGGACCAGACGCCGGCCCGTTGCCGCCGATCGAGATGTTCGCCAAGTCGCCGGACGCGGCCGCGGCACCCAACGGCGCCACGCGCGCGCTGTCGGTGCCGCCGCGACGCTATTCGGGCGCCAATCAACCGCCGGGGCTCTAAGCGCCGTCCTTCCTGATGTCGGCCGGGACGCCGTGCAGCTCGTACATCCGCAGCAGGCGGATCACGATCTCAGGAACTTCAGTGTCGCCGGAGGCGTAGCGGAAGACCGATCGGCGGCCGACGCCGAGCAGCTCGTGGGCATTGTGCGGCGTGTAGCCGAACTTGGCGAGCTTGCGGACAAAGGTTTCCGGGGTCATTTGGCCACTCCTAGTGTCATGCGGCACGGGTGTCAATTGGCCGGGTCCAGGCGCTTCGGGTAAGGCAAGCTGAGCGGAAGCGCTCGGTGGCCTGGTTGGGTCAAGGCCCAGGCGTATTTGTGATTGCCGCGATGGCGCACCGGGCGCGTGAGGTTCTCGAGCGTGCGGGCGAGCCACGCGGTGCGGTCGGCAACATCGCCGGCAGGGGCTGGCGACGCGCCGAAGGCCTCGAGCTGGCGCGCGGCATAGGTCCAGCCGCGCTCTGCCTTGCGGATCTTCTGAGCGGCTCTGTCGGAGAACACGCGGCCATCAGGAAGCAAGCGCAGCGTGCGCGCGGTGCCGCGGCCGAGATAGACGCCGTTGTGGGCCTGGTAGATCGTCCCGACGTGGCCGAGGTGGATGACGCGACCGTCGTGGCCGCGACGCTGCAGCGGATCGCTGAAGCTGACGACGCCGAGGAAGCCTTTGGCGCGCAGGATGTCGAAGGCGCGGGCGAGGAACCAGGTCTCGCCGTTGCCCGGCACGCTGTCGAGCAGCACGAAGCGGCCGAGTTCGACCGCGTTGAGGGCGTCGCCGGGAAACACGTTGGTGAGAACGCTGTTCGAGCAAGGATGCGAGAACACGGCGACGCCGACCAGCTCGCCGTGCCGGTAGAGGCCGATGCGAGCCCGCGCCGCCGGATAGGTCCGCGAGTAGTGATGCGTCTCGACGAACGTCTTCGCTGTGGTGTCGTCCGTGATCTCGTGGGCATCGTACTCAACTGTGCGGATGCACTCGGTGCCCGGTCGATAGCTCGAGCGCTGCTCGCGCCAGCGCTGGTTGAATCCGAAAGTGTACTGTTCAATTGCCGTGGTCATTGCGTCCCCCATCACGCTGCGAGGAGCTGGAGCTGCGTCGGCTCGGTGACGAGATCGGCCGACCACTGCGCTGCCATGGCCCTGGCGATGCCAGGGAAGAACCTGGAGCGTTCCTTCCAGCGATCGATGCTGGGCGGCATGCGATGCACGCGAGCCTCACGACCCTCGACGATGTTGGTGGGCTTCAGGGCCGGCAGGTTCTTCAGCCACAGGCAGGTGCGCTTGGTCTCGCCATGGCCGAACTGCCAGGGCTGGATCGACTGCGCAGGCTCGCGATAGTTCTGGATGCGCTGCTTGGCGTGGCCATGCATCACCGGGTTTTCGACGCAGATGCGCTCGATGGGCGCGTTCCACATCGCGGAGAACAGCTCGCAGCCTTGATCCAGCTCGTGCCACATCTGCTCTTTGGTCTTGCCCGGAGGCGGCGCGGTGAGCCAGCGCACGCCGCTGTTGCACAGCCGGGTGCAAGGCGGATGGGCGACCATCAGCAAGTCCCAGCCCTCGTGCAGGATGTCGCGAACGTCGCCCTGGTAATGGTGGTTGTTACGGTCCTCTGCCGGCTGCAGATCGCATGACCAGGCATCGTGGCCGCGATCGGCAAAGGCTCGACGGACGATCCCGGTGAACTCGCAGGCAACCAGGACCTTCAGCGGCTTGAAGAGGTCGCGCATCTCGCCCTCCTCACGCTGCGAGCGGCAGCTCGAGCTGCACCGGCGTGACGGGCTCGGTCGGCGCCGCGTCCATCAGCGCGTACTTGAGGAGCAGCTCGAAGCCCCAATCGCTGGTCTGCTGCAGCGGGCGAAGCGACTGGTGGCGGCTCTCCTGGCCGTCACAGCTCGCCTGGATCTTGGCGTCGATGCGGGCTGCGGTCTGGGCGACGCTCGAGCCCTTGCGGGCGGCGCGGCTGGTGTTGCGGGCGAGGTTGGTCGAGTCGCTCGAGTCGAACGGATACTGATCGGCGAACTTCTGCGCGCGCATCATGTGGATGCGGGGCCGCACGCCGCCGTCCTCGGCCTCCCAAGCGTCGATCGCAGCGAAGGCCTCGCGGATGCGAGCATGCCAAGCCGGTGTGCCGGGATCGCGGTAGGCGCCAGAGCTGCCAAACGCGATGTACTGAAAGCCGCCTTCGAGGATATGGCGCAGATAATCGAGGCTCTCGTGCAGGTGCCACACCGGCATGATGCGCTCGGGATCGAACGCGCCGATCGATTGGCAAATCAGCTCCCAGTTCTGCTCCTCGTTGCCGTCGATCTTGTCGGGGGCGACGACGACGGCCTGGGGGCAGCGGTCGAGGATGTCATTGGCCCAGTCCGCGAAGCCGTCGAAGTAATCGTCGGTGAGAGTGTCCTGGCCGGCGCGCCAGGCGCTGAAGGCGCCGTTGTCGACGAGCAGGATGCCGTCGGCGCCGACGAGCCTGATGGCATCGTCGAGCTGCGGGCCGAGGTGACGCCTGGTGGCGTAGGAGACGCAGAAGCTGGCGCCGGCGAGTTGGTCGAGCAGCGGGCGGGGATTGAGGGGCAGGCCGTACACCGTGGTCTTTTGCATTACCGTGTTCCTCTGTTGTCCGATCAGCCTAGTGCCACTTGGCACTAGGTGTCAATTGGCACTAATCAGGAACGCGGTGTTTTTAGGTGCGACAAGTTGAATCAGGCTGCGCTGTAACGTGGCTGTCGCGAGGCCTTCGCAGAGGCTTCGCAGTCCAGGCGAAACGATGTTTTTCGTGAGTCAAATGAGTCAGGTGGTGTACGAGCATGCCGGCGTGCCGCGACCCGCAGCATGAGCGCTTTGCCCGAGAGCTGGTCGAGGAGTACCTGCGCGTGCCACCGTCGTCGACCGGCGTGCAGCAAGCCTATCAGCGCGCCGGCTATGCGCCGCACCGCGGCAACTGCCACCGCCTGGCGCGCGACCCGGCGATCGTCGCCCGCGTCGACGAGCTGATGGAGGAGGCGCGCGAGTACGCCGACCTGCGGCTGGTCAAGGCGCTGGTGCGGGTCAATCGCATCGCCGACGCCAAGCTGCCGGACTACTACGAGCCGGTGAGCCATCAGGCGAAGGGCGAGGCGCCGCCGCGCAAGGTCATCCGGCTGCGCGACCTGACGGACCTGCCGGCACAGCTCGCCGAGGCGGTCAAGGAAGTGGAGTTTCACGAGGACGGCAGCATCAAGGCCATCAAGCTGCACGACAAGCTGCAGGCCAACATCACCTTGCTGCGGCACTTCGGCGACGTGCCCGACGAGCGGCCGACGCACCAGGTCAACATCCTCAACGCGCTCTCGCCGGAGGACCAGCGCTTGCTGGCCGACGCGCTCGAGCGCATGGCCAAGGCGGCGGGGCAGGCAGCCGGCGCCGAGGAGCAAGAGGCCGAATGAACGGATGAACGCGCGCGTAAACGCCTGCTGCGAGGCTCTCGCGACGCTGTCGGCGGATGGCCGCGCCGAGCTGATCAGGCAACTGCGAGCCAGCTCGGAGGCAGCCAAAGGCACCAGGAAGCTCTACGGCTACTTTCCCGACGAGGGCGAGTGCAAAAGGTCGCTCTATCTGCGCCACATGGAGTTCTTCGCCGCCGGCGGCGCCCACGAGCCGAAGAGCCTGCCGGCGTGCGGCGACGACTGCGACGGCAGCGCTCATCGCGAGCGGCTGATGCTCGCCGCCAACCGCGTCGGCAAGACCGAGTCGCTCGGCGCCTACGAGGTGGCGCTGCACGCCACCGGACGCTATCCGAAATGGTGGCCCGGGCGCGTCTTCCACCGTCCGGTCGACATCTGGGCCGCCGGCAAGACCAACGAGACCACGCGCGACGTGGTGCAGCGCAAGCTGTTCGGCGCGCCGATGATGCGCGGCAGGATCAAGTCGCTCGAGGGCACCGGCCTGGTGCCCGCCGAGGACATCGCTACCGTCGGCTGGAAGCGCGGCGTGCGCGATCTCGTCGACACGGTGCGCGTCAAGCACCAGTCGGGCGGTTGGTCGACCATCGGGCTTAAGTCCTACGAGCAGGGCCGCGGCGCCTTCGAGGGCGTCGAGAAGGACGTCATCTGGTTCGACGAGGAGCCGCCGGCCGACTGCTACACCGAGGCCCTGGTGCGCACCATGACGACGCAGGGCCACGTGCTCTTAACCTTCACGCCGCTCGAGGGCATGAGCGAGGTGGTGATGATGTTCCTGCCGGGCGGCGCGTTGCCGCCGCGGGACCAGGCGAAAGCGGCGGCGGTGCTGGAGAGGGTTGGTTATCCGGCGCCGGCGCAGTGACGAAGAGACGACCCTGAAAGTCCGTTGCAACCTTAAGGAAAGGAAAGACAATGCCGGGACCAGCTCAACCAGGACGTCCGCAACATCCCGCGGTTCAAGCTCACCAAGACGCGGCGTCGCATCACCAGGTCGCTGCCCACCAGCACCTCAACGCGGCGCAGGAGCACGAGCAGGGCAATCACGAAAAGGCGCAAGCGCACGCCGCCACGGCCGAGCAGAAGGGCCAGCAGGCCTCGCAAGCCAGCGCGCAGGCCAAGCAGACGTCGCAGCAGCACTCGGGTTGACCGCGCTCGGCGATGGTCAAGCGCCGGCGGCCGTTCACGAGGCGACCTGTCACGCACAGCGTCGCCTACCCGATCGACACGCGCCCGCACCCGGCACTCGCCGCGCAGCGGGCGCGCTTTCGCGACGAGCTGGACAAGGTGCCGGAGCTGCGGCTGCGCTGGGCTGCGTTGATGATCAGCGAGCAATCCGGCCCGGCCATGCAGACCGTCGGCGAGACCATGGTCAACCGCGCCAATGCCTGGGGCGTCTCGCTGTCTGAGATCGTCAACAACGAGCGCTACTACGCGCCGTTTCAGAACCGCTCGTTCCACCGCAATCTGGCGCTACTCGCGAGCGCTGCGAACGAGGCTAAGTTGAACCAGATCCTCGCCATGCAGGACGCCATCCTCGACGGCTCGAACCGCTCGAACCTGGCAACACACAACGCCTCGGCCGGCGTCGCCGCGCGGGCGCGCAGGACGCAGACGGTGTGCCACATGGAGAACGGCGAGACCTATACGAGGAAGGACAAGAACCCGGCCGAGCACGGCGCCGGCGTCATCGCCAGGGAGAAAGCCTGGCACCGTAAGACGCTCGAGGCGATGCGTGAGGCCTCGACGTGACGCAACGCTACCGTCCGTCGAACGGAACCGAAGGCCATGCCTTCATCGAGCATTTTTGCGGTCGCTGCGTGAAGGATGAGGCATACCGCCACGGCGGCGATAGCTGCCCGATCGTCGCGAACACGTTGGCGTATGGGATCGATGACCCGCGCTACCCGCGGGAATGGATCGAGGACGACGACGGCAGCGACCCGCGCTGCACCGCGTTCGAGCCGACGAGCCGGGCGGGACACGCATGAAGATCGCGATCTCGTCCGGCCACTCCCGCCACGTCAGCGGCGCGGTCGGGCTCATCAACGAGGTCACCGAGGCGCGCAGGGTGACCGACCGGATTGCCGACTATCTGCGCGCCGCCGGCGTCGAGGTTGCGATATTCCACGATGATGCGAGCAAAACCCAACCCGCGAACCTCAAGGCCATCCTGGCTTTTCACAATGCGCAGTGGCGCGATCGCAGCTACGACGTCTCCGTCCATTTCAATGCCTCGGCCGGCGGCACCACTCAGTCGGCGATCGGCACCGAGGTTCTCCATCTCACCCAGCCGGTCATGGCCGCAAGGGTCGCGGCAGCGATCGCGAAGGCATCTGGCCTGAAGGACCGCGGCGCCAAGAAACGCACCAACTTATCGTTCCTCTCGAAGACCAGCCGGCCGGCGCTGCTTCTTGAGATTCTGTTCGTCAACTCGGCGGCCGACGTCGCCATCTACCGCCGGCCTGGCACCTTCGACGCGATCTGCAAGGCGATCGCGGAGGCCTTGACCGGCAGGAGGATCACGGCCGGCGCGATGCCGGTGCTGCGCAACGGCTCGATCGGCGAGGCGGTGCGCGAGCTGCAGCGCCTGCTCGGCGGCCTGCTCGTGGACGGCATTTTCGGATCGCTGACCGAGGCCAAGGTGCGCGTGTACCAGACCGAGCAGAACATCGGCGTCGACGGCGTCGTCGGCCCGATCACGTGGGCAAGACTCAAGCCATAAGGCTCAAGCCATAGGAGGCTGCCACGTTCACGAGCTTCGACAAGGCGCTGGTCGCCGCCGTTATGGCCATCATATCGATCGTCAATCTGGTGTGGGGCTACAACCTCGGCTGGAACGAGGAGACGGTCGGCATTGCGGTCGCCGCGCTATTTCCCATCGTCGTGTACTTCTGGCCGAACCTGCAAACGCGCGCGTGAGCAGCACCTCCACCAACACGCAGCCGGGCTGGTCGCTATGGTCGATCATCGTGCCGCTGATCCCGACCTTGCTGGCGCTGATCGCCAGCATCCTGGGCTCGGCGCGCGACAAGAACCTGATCCAGGCCGGCATCGACCAGGAGATCGCCAACCAGTCGGAGCGAATCCTGGCGCTGACGGAGACCGGGCGCAAGCTGCGCGAGAAGGTCGAGGCGATGAACGACAACGAGCTGAACGACCTGTTGCGCGAACTCGGCGCCGTCTGAGGCGACGCAGCCGCGCCGGGCGGTTCGCACCGCCGGTCGACGCTGCGCCAGCTCTGCTGCGCGGCGTCACGTTGACGTTGTGGGTGCCCGAGGTTCTGTGCCCGACCGACCTCGTCGGCATCGTCAATCGCGCACGCAAGGAGGCGCGCAAGGCCGGCGACGTCGAGGCGGCCGACATACTGGGCAAGCTCTTGTTCCTGGCGCATCCCGGCTTCCATCAGATGGAGGCGTTTCCGGCCCGGTTCGACGAAGGCGCGATGAGCGAGGTCCAGCTCAACGAGATCAAGCGCCGGCTGCGGCCGCTGATGTGCAATTCCGACGACGTGCAGCGGTGGCTCGATTCGCCGCATCCGCTGCTCGGTGACAGGCGCCCCTCCGACTGCTCCTACAGCGAGGTCAAACGTCAGGTGCTGCAGATGAGACGCGAGCATCGGCTATGAACGGAGCCTTCGTCTGCGTCGGCCTGTTCATCATGTACTGCCACCCGGTGGCGCGCGAGACGCAGCGGCCGGCGGTGGCCCATTCCTTCTGCCAGGCCTACCAGCGCATCCTGCGCACCGAAGAGGAAGGCCGGCAGCTCGGCCGCATCGAGAGCCGCGCCGTGCGCGAGCGGGTCGCGGCCAACGAGACGCTCTACCAGTGCGCCTGCGCCGGCGTCGACTTGCCGATCTGCCGCGAGGAAGCGCGCATGGCGGCGGCACAGGTGCGGTGAGCAAACATTGCGCCGATGCAGTGGGAATACAGAACCGAGTTCGCCCCCGACGGCACGCTCGAGGAGGTGCTCGACCGCCTCGGCAAGCAGGGCTGGGAGGCCTGGGCGATCGCCACCAACAAGTTCGGGGCTATCGTCTACTTCAAACGGCAATGCACCAGGCTGGGTAGCTAACATGGGCTCGCGCGGCAATGATCATCGGTCTCTTGGCGCAAGCGCCGCCACAGCCAAGCGAGCTGACCTTCGCCAACGGCTGGCCGATCATTCCATTCTCGGCGCTGGTGGGGGGCATCATTGTCGGCCTGGTGACCGTCGTCATCCTGCTCATCGCGCGTTACGCCGACGATTTTCACAAGGGGTTTTTGACGGTCTCCGTTCTGATCGTCATCGCCTTCATCATCGCGGTGTTTGCCGCAATGATCTACAGCGTTCCCACCAACCCGGTGACGGAGATCCTCGTCGGCGCGCTGTCGACGGCGCTGGGCGCGGTGGTGTCGCACTGGGTCGGCCGCTACCAGCCGCCTTCGGTGTCACCCGCCGAGGAACGAGAAGACCAACATGTTGAATAGAGTCGGCCTGACGACGGTCTTCGGCCCCGACACCATTCTCGGCATCGCTATCGGCTGCGCCGTCATTGCCCTGGGTGCGAGCGTTGCGGCGTTGCTGTGGGGCCGCGCCATGCGCCGGGCCCACCGCCTAGACATCGAGCACCGGGAGCGCCAGATCGCCACGCTGCTCGACGAAAATTCGGCCCTGCGCAACGAGCTGAACGCGCTGCTCGACGAAAACGCCGCCGCGCGCAGCGAGCTGAGCGCCAAGGCCGAGCCCGCGCGCGCGCCGCGGCGAAGCCCGACCAAGCCACGCGCGGGGAAATAGGGCGCCGCGCTGTCAAGCGCCCGACATCGAAACGTGATTGCTGCGCGAAAGCTACGCGAATCACCCGTGGAGAACACCTATGCGAGTGTTGCTGCTGTTCCTGATCCCTGCGTTCCTGCTCACGCCCGGCGCGGTCAATGCGCACTGGCGACATCACGCCGGCGTGCATCCCGAAATCGTGCGCGAGCGTCCCGTCGTGCGCCACCCGGTCACCATCGGGGAGCCGATCGTGCGGCGCCGCACCGTCACCGAGCCGGTGATCCGGCACCGCGTCGTCAACGAGCCCATCGTCAGGCACCGCGTCGTCAACGAGCCGGTGGTGCGCCGCCACGTCGTCAATGAGCCGATCATCAGGCGCCGGGTCGTCAATGAGCCGATCGTGCGGCGTCGCATCGTCGAGCGGCCGACCATCATCCAGCCCATCGTCAAGCGGCCGGTGGTCGAGCGCACGGTCGTGCGTCATCCGGTCGAGACGCGAACGGAAGTGCGTCATCCGGTGATCACGCGGACCTCGGTCCGTCATCCGGTCATCGACCGCACCGTCGTGCGTCATCCGGTGGAGACCAGGACCGAAGTCAGACACCCGATCGAGACGCGCACCGAGGTCAGGCATCCGGTCATCCACGAGCGGCCCATCGTCGAGCGCGACGGCGTGATCCGAGAGCGTCGCGTTGCCCGGCGTGACGGTCGCCGCCATCACAACGTGGTATTGAGACGAAAGGACTAGCCATGAAAAACATCGGTATCGCTGCCCTCACACTGGTTGCGGTGGCCGCCGGAATCAACGCCGCCGCCGCGAAGGAATCCGTCAAGGTGCCGCGCGCGCGGCCGGTGGTGCCGCACACGCTGCGTTTCCATCCGCATCATCGCGACATCCTCGTCGGCCCGCGCGGCGGCCTCTATCGCCTGCCGCACGGCTGGAAGGCGAAGTGAAAGAAAGCGCGCTGACGGCGGCAATCGAGGAGCTGAAGGAGGCGACCGAGCATTCGGTCGGAGTCCAAAGCGCCGTGGCGCACATCCTGCGCGGCGTGGCCGGCCGGCTCGCCGTCCTGGCCGATCGTCCCGACGACGTTCGCGCCCTGTCGCGCGAGATCGGCCGCCACGCCGACGACCTGCGCTTCCGCGCCGTGTCGGGCGAGATCCGGCGGCGCAACGCCCAGCCGTTCACGCTCTACGAAACTTTTCACCGACGTCCAACCTGATCGACCCCATGCCGCACTCCAGCCTGCCGGACGAGCACCACGGCCACCACCATGACGGCGACGATCACGGCCATAACCACGGCCACGATCACGACCATCATCACGGCCGCCATCACGGCAGGATTCCGCCGGACGGCTCGCCCTCGCTGCCCGTGCACGGGAGCGGCTACTCGTTCGTCTGTCTCGACGAGCTGCGCGACCGCTTTGCCGCCGCGATCATTCCGGGCCTGCTTGCGATCAGCCCCTCGATCAATCGCGATCCGACCAGCGTCGCCCGTCTCGCCTGGCTGGTCGCCGGCTCGATGGTCAAGGAGCGCTCCAAGCTGAACAGCCTGTGCGGAGGCATGTGCGGAGGCGCGTGCGCAGGCGCCGAACTCTTGCTGACCGCAACCGGCGACGGTGCCGGCGCTGCAGGGCCCCCCGGACCGCCCGGACCGACGGGCGCGACAGGAGCGCCGGGAGCCGACGGCTCTGGATCGGCAACGCCTGGGCCAATGGGGCCGACCGGGCCGACAGGCCCGCAAGGGCCGCCCGGGACAGGCGGCTCGACCGACCTGACCGGCTACGCGACGACGAACTACGTCGACCAGGAAATCGCCAAGCTCCGCCAGGGCGTGACGGACGGCTCGATCGCCGGTCCCGGCGAGGTGGGTGAGGTCATCTCGGGATCTGAACTCTTCGGTCCCTACACGCTGCCGGACACGACCCCGCAGGGCACGCAGACGAGCCCGATGGTCGATCAGTTCGTCATGACGGTCCCGCCCGGCGACTGGCAGATTTCCACGCAGGGCGGCATCTACACGACCTCCGGGACGCTCAACAGGGCCACGATCCAGGCCTGGCTCGGACCGGGATTCACCAAGCCAGTCGGCTCGATAGAGATCGCATTCAATCCCGGTGCGGCCAGCCAGGGCATCATCACGTTCTATCTTCCTACGCTGGTCTATGCCGGCTCGAGCACCCAGCCGGAGGATCTGCACATGAGCTTGCAGTCGGTGCAGGGCGACGCCGGCGCGACGTTCAATGTCAGTCTGGTCGGCATCGGTTTCCGAAAGAGATAGTCGCCTTGAGGCCGATCGCGGAGAAGGAGTGACCTAAAATGCAGAGCCTGTGCGGAATCGGTGAGTTCTCTTTCAGGGGCCCCATCCGGGGAGTCACCAACGGCAGCCAGGCCAAGCCCGGCGAGGTCGGCGAGTACTACCTCAACCAACAAGAGTTTCCGTTCACCGCCACGCAGCAGGTGCTCACTGTGCGGGCCGGCATGCTGACCGCCGGCGACTGGGAGTGCGTCGCTACGGTCTGGGCCGACGTTCTCACGACCGGCATATCGTTCCAGCTCGCCACTCCGGTGCCGGAAGGCATCATGACCGGAATGGGCGGCGCCATCATCGAAACTCAAGGCAGCGGCTTCGACCCCGAAGACGTCGTCGTCCACAGCCAGCCCAGCGCGGCCTTTCTGAAGGCCCTGACCCCGTTCGACTTCACGGTCAGGACCAATCCCAGCCCCGGCCCCGCCGGCAACTTCTTCATCGCGTTCCAGGCACGGCGGATGCGGTGACGGATGTCCAAGTGCTTCCATGTCTAAGTACACCGTCAACGCCGGCTGGGATGACGTGCCGCACCTTTCCGAGCAGGAAAAGGCCGAGCAGCTCGCCGCCTATCAGCCCTACCAGCGCGACGCCCGCTCCAAAGGCCTGCCGCTGCTCGGTGCCGGCGCCATCTACCCCGTTTCCGAAGAGTACGTGCTGTGCGACCCGTTCGAGATCCCCGACTGGATGCCGCAGTGCTACGCGCTCGACGTCGGCTGGCAGGTCACGGCGGCGATCTGGGCGGCGCACGACCCGAACACCGACGTCGTCTACCTCTACAGCGAGCACTACAAGCGCGAGGCCGAGCCGCCGATGCACGCCAACGCCATCCTGGCGCGAGGCCGGTGGATTCCGGGCGTCATCGACCCGGCGGCACGCGGCCGCAACCAGAAAGACGGCACCAAGCTCATCGACGTCTACCACAAGCTCGGCCTCGAGCAGCTCTTTCCCGCCACCAACGAGCTTGAGGCCGGCATCCACGAGTGCTGGATCAGATTGTCGACGGGTCGGATGAAGGCGTTTCGCACCTTGACGAGCTGGCTCAACGAATACCGCTTCTACCAGCGCGACGAGAAGGGCAAGGTCAAGGCCGACCAGCCCGACCACGCCATGGACTGCATGCGCTACATCATCAACTCGGGCTTAACGCGCGCGTCGGTGCGGCCGGCCTCGCAGTGGACCATGCGCGGCACCAGGCCAAGGCACGAATCCGCCTACGACCCGCTGCGGTATTAAAGCCGTGACCCAATCCGTTCGCATCCTGCACCGGCCCAGCCACGCCGCGCCGCCGAAGGA